GCATACTCTGCTGTTCACGTAGGATATATTCAAGTTCTTGGATTGTTTCTTCAGTCATTAAAAATCTCGTTTAAAAGGTTATCTCTACAAAAAGAATAGTCAATCTCGGCATACTGCTGTATATATTTGCCATCAGCAGCATCTATGCCTTCTGCTTCATAGGTAAACGTATGATTACGTTTAAGGTAATCTACCCTAACTCCTTTGATCATGTCAAGCATGTCTAACTTACTGTAATGCTTTTCGATTAGAGGCCAATCCTGCAGCCAGATAGTAAATGTCCAACTGTATAGGCTAGGTTCAGGGTAGTCCAACTTTACCCGAGTGCGCCAACGTCTATGCTGCTTATGCCACATTTCGTATATTTGATCCCAAGGGCCTTCATATGACCCGCCTCCACCTGATCCTAAGTGACAACAAGTACCCTCAAAGTAATCAGTTACAGACCATCCAGGAGGCTTGGCTAGTCTCAGCCATACCTTACCATAAAACGCAGGAAACCTCTCAGGGTCACTAAAACTACTTGGGATACCAACAGGTGCGTTGTGGCTGTTGCACTGCTCGCCTGAGCTAATATTCCAAACTAAGCCCAGCACCCGCTGACCCTTATCACGGCCCTTTGAGCTTTCACCAAGGTTGTTGATATGGGCGACAAGGGCTCGTCCTAATTCATCTAGGTTAGCCGGTTCCCCGTGCTGTGCTACAAAACGATCTCGCACACGTTTAGATATCATAAGTAAAGTGGTTAGGGTTAAGTGGTACGGGGCGGAGGAGTTGAACCTCTATAGCACCGCCTCCCTGTTTGGCTGACTGCTTATAAGACAGCTGGAAGGAACGCCCCGCATTTTCAATATAACTTTATTATAGCATGTAACTAAGGTATGTCAAGTTCTTCTTTGCATTCGTCTATCCAACCAAATTTACCATCTAATGGACAGTGGATTGCAAAGCCTCGTTCGATTGCTTGCCGTTCTCGTTCTTGCTCACCTAGGACATATCCAAAGATACCGAAAGCAAATGCAGTAGCTAACATTAATACAAAGTGATTAAAATCCATTTAATTCTCCTGGGGTGTAGGTTGTTGGTGGACCCCCTCGGACTTGAACCGAGAACCTAACGATTATGAGTCGTGTGCTCTAACCTATTGAGCTAGAGGTCCAGTAGAATATTTAGTTTAGGTACCCAAACACCGAAACTGGTGCTGAGTCTGTAAGGAATTGCATTTTAAGGATGATACAGTTAACCTCTTCGGGTGTAAGGAATCCTTTAACAGTATCCCCTTCTGCTGTGATACCTGGCAGTTCAACCATGCTATCACAGTCACCGAACACACCGATTTCAAATAACCCTTCACGGTATCCCATACTACCACGATGACGGATGATGCTGAGTTGGTAGTCATTTCCCAACTGTACTAGCCATTGTTTCCCGTCATCATCATAGTAGGATTTAGATGCATACGCCTTTTGAAAATCTATTCGCATAATCAATCCTTAGGCAATCTAGGTTAATTGGAGCTTTATAGCCGCGGTCTAGCAATACCTGTGCAGCCTTGCGTAATTTTGCGGCTTGACGTTGAGCTTCTTTAGGCGAGCGTTCACCGTCTTGATACAAGTGTTCTGGACTAAGTTCTCGATCAATATAGCGAAAAAGATCAATAGAATCTTTAATGCTTACATGTCTAGGATCGATAGGCATTTGTCTGCAAAATTTACGATAAATGTTTGCTTCTTTAATCACAGTTGACAGGGACATAGTACCTCCTCAAAGATGTAAACTTCTAGTAGTAAAGCAATTAGTATAATGGCTATTACTATAAAAGTCAAGGAAAAACTTAGGTAAAATAAGCCTCGCAGGAAATTAAGCATATCTCTCTTTATGCTTTTGTTTGCGGGTGTATTTTGAACGGTCTCGTTCTACAGTAGGACGGAACGGACCATTTAAATCTCTACACTGTTGAGCTGCCCAATTACGTGGTGTGATTCGCATGATGTCTCCGTTTAGAATGTGGTGCGACTGGCCGGAATCGAACCGGCAAAGCATCACTGCCGCTGGATTTTAAGTCCAGTGTGTTTACCTGTTTCACCACAGTCGCTTAATGTTCTAAAAGTATAACATAGCTGTTTATTATGTCAACTATTTTTTTTATGGTGTCCCGACCAGGAATTGAACCTAGAATAGAAGATTAGAAGTCTACTGTTATATCCATTTAACTACCGGGACAGAAGATTAGTTGTAGAAACGCAGACTAGCAAATGCTATCAAGGCTGCAAACCAAGCAAAGATTAAATAGGTATAAAACACCCTTTCAAAGGTAATACCCTTCCTAATTGTTTTCCACATAATGCCTCTTTGTTAGTGTTAAGTTTTAATTATATATAGAATAATAAAAAAGTCAACTTAAAAGTTGGAGAGGCCCCCCAGTTTCCCAGGGGGTGGGGTAATGGCTATCGGCGGCCGTAGAACAATAAGCCTTTAACCGGAAGGAATGATGGACCGATCGCCGGGGTCGTTAAGATTAATCTGAAATCCACTCAACTTCGTCAATATCCCAAATATTGTCATAGGGAATAATAAATTCTCTTTTGGTTATTTTATCAACTAATTTTACTAGTTGCTTTTCATTATCTCTTAATTGAATTATCCCAATCGATTCATAGATACCTGGTCCTTTAAGAGGAGTCTCTGGGTTGGTAATTGGTTTATTATTTTCATCTAGCATAGTTTCGCATTTAAATTTACATGCATAACTTTTGCCGGTTTGAATTTCATTAATTTTGAACATTTTTATCTAATTCTTGGGTTGCTTGATGGATAAGGGTAAGCAACGATTGATTAATATTATCTAAAGTTTGTTTATAGTTTGGATTCGGAATAATAAAGTTGTAAAGTAGAAAAGAACCTACAAAGGCACCAAATAAAAATTTAAACATTTTGATTATTTATAAAAAAATTAGGATTATGATACATTATCGTGATATTTAAGGATAATGATTCTACCATCTTTATCAGTCTTATGCCGTAAAAATCCTTCTTCGATGAGCACATCTAATAATTCATTCTGGGTAGCTACATGAGGTTTGTATGCTAAAAAATATCCAATTGCACTACCTACAATATAACTTATTAAAACTACTTGCCATATTTCCATTATTCTTCCATTGTTTGTCTTTGAGGTAACAACACTCTAGAATCATTGATTGTGCCTACTTGGCTGGGCGGGTAAAACTCCCAATTTTCTCCACATCGAAAACAAGGATCGGAAGCTGTATATCCTTCTGGAGCAGGGTTAGGATCCAGCTGATAAAAAACAAATGTCACGAGTAAGTAAGCAGCGAAAGCCTCAATCATAAGTCTCCTTGTATTATTAGTATTATTTAATAGTAACAAAAAAAAAGTCTTGTGTCAAGTTTATAATAAATAAGTAAAAAGGATGAAGCTGTGTTATTAGTAGAAATTGATGATGTTTTGGCTACAGAGTGGAAGGCGACAAGAAAACTTTGCCTAAGTCCTAAGAAAAATATTGGCGCTAGCGCAGAAGCAAGCTGTAAAAGTCAAGGGTTGCGGTCTAGAGAAGGAAATAAATCTCACCTGATAGGTAAGGCAAGGGTTAAGATGGACGGTAAAAGGATTAAAGGAAAAAAATATGGAGGATCAATTCCAGATTATGGGTCAGGAACAACAAAATGAATTTATACGAAATTAATTTAGACAAAGATACTACAACGTTTATGTATCTCGATCCTAAGATGAAGGGCGGACTGGCACGAAGAGGAAAGATAGAACAGGTCAAAGAACTGCAAGAATGGTTAAATGATAACAATTATGATGCAGGCCCTGTAGATGGGATTTACGGTTCTAAGACGGCAATGGCTGTTAAAAAATTCCAAAAAGACGCAGGGTTAAAACCAGACGGCGATGCAGGCAGGAAAACAATTCTTGCTATGATGGGCTGGAATGGTAAGAAGAGTGTGCAACCTAATAAGCTATCTGCAATGGTAGCATCTCCAAAACTTGATCCAGAAACAATTGAAAAACCCCTTGCTACATCATTCAACAAGGAAAAAGAGATTTTAGATATTATTGCCAAACCTGAATCTTCTGGCCATTACGATGCCGTTTATCCTAACAAGAGACGTCCACAAATCATCACAATGACACTAGCAGAACTTTTCCAAGACATGCGGAAAAGGATAAGATCACATGGTGGCTCTGCTTCCGGTAGGTATCAATACTTACACAAAACACTGCGAAGCCTTGTAAGTCAGATGGGTCTTGATCCTAAAACGACTGTATTTGATGCAGCTACACAGGATAAGATTGCATTATTCCATCTTAAAAAAGAGCATAATTTAGATAAATTTTTAGATGGACAAATAACTAGTGCAAAATTTTTAAAACGATTATCTAAAACATGGGCAGGTTTACCAGATCCATCTACTGGTAAATCTTTTCATTTAGGACTTGGCAATAATAAAGCTAATGTCGATCTTGAAGATACAATAGCTCAATTAGATCAACTTCAAATTGTATAATATGTCATTAGAAGGTAAACTTTTAATTTCACACCCAAATTGCCCTAAAGATTCTTTTTTTTATCGAAGTGTTGTCTACCTATATCAAGATGATATGACAAAAGGTTCAATTGGTGTTATTTTAAATAAACCTAGCAAATATTCAATAGCAGATATCTGCAATGATAATCAAATAGTATATGCTGGATCATATCAACCTATCTATCACGGTGGACCTGTCAACACAAATGCACTCGTATTATTGCATACCATAGAATGGATAAGTTCAAATTCTGCTTATGTAAGCAATAATCTTCGCATATCAAGTGATAACGATATGCTGAAAAAAATAGCAATTGGAGATACACCAAGAAAATATAGATTATTTGGTGGACTGTCTGGATGGGCACCAGGACAACTGCTAGCTGAACTAGGAGGTAGATACCCTTATAAGCCAGAAAATAGCTGGTTGTTGGCTGATCCTACTGAAGAACTCCTATTTGATCAATCACATGAAAAACAATGGCACACAGCTTTCAAACTAAGTTGCTCACAGATGTTTAATCAGTACTTTAAGTAAGCTAAATATTAGTTTATAGGAGTATAAAATGAAGCTAACCCTGATATCGCTTTTCAGCGGGTTAGCGATATTGCTCACAACAGTATCCTTACACGCCGAAGAGCCGAGCACACAACAACCACAACGTGTGGTACCACCACAGTTACAATTACATAAGATGCCAATGGCAATGGATTGCGGAACTTTACCAGCTATTATGGCAAAGTTGGCACCTTACCAGGAAATTCCTTTTATCCACAGTAACAAAAGCATTATGCAAGTTCCTATGGATCCAAAAGGTCAATTACCTCCACGAGTTGTAACAGGCGAAACGGCAATGTTTATGAACCCTCAAACAGGATCCTACAGCATTGTTTTTAAATTACCCGACGAGATGTTATCTAATCCTATGGGTATAGCCGCTTGCATTATTGGCAGTGGCACAAATTTAAAACCAGCACAATTTGAGAAACCTATCGAAACATGATATGACCGACGTTCTAGTTTTAAGCACAGACGGACTTCCACTTAACTACCTTCCACTGAGCGCAATACAGTGGAAGGATGCTATAACTTATTTGTTCTTAGATAAATGCACTGTATTAGAATGGTATGATGATTGGGTGGTTAGGAGCCCTAGTTGGGAGACCCGTGTACCTGCTGTGATAATGTTAAAAGAACGACTAAGGACAAAACGCAAACCGAGATTTTCAAAAACCAATATCTGTATAAGAGATTTATACACCTGCCAGTATTGCGAACAAAGACTAGCCCATAGCCAATGTACAATGGATCATGTCATTCCTCTGAGCAAAGGTGGTAGGACTAATTGGGAAAATATTGTTGTAGCGTGTCACTGCTGTAACGAGCGTAAAGGTAACAGGGTAGAGAGACCTAAGCAACTACCGTTTAAGCCTAGCTATTGGGAATTGGTTGCAAAGCGTAAACAATTAGAGTTTGATATAAAACATCCAGTTTGGGAGAAATATCTCTAGCGGATCCACGCTATCTTTTCACCTGCATCTTTCCTGCGTAGCCATTCTGCTTCGCTGCCTGGATATCTCCAGCCCCATATCACTACCAGTGCCATAAAGCCTGCAGTCCAATAGATTGCAGTTAGATTACCAGTTGTAAACCACATTAGGATCAAACTGCTGCACATGGTAATCACCATAAAGTATTTGAACTTGGTAGGGAATATCCTTTTCTCTTGCCAGCCAGTAAGGAATGGCCCAAACAGTTTATGATTATATAACCAGCGATGCATCCTATCGCTGCTCTTACTAAAACAGAATGCTGCAATGACAGCAGGAGTGCTCCACGGCAAGCCCGGTAAGTATACTCCAACAAATGCTACAGCAAGGAAAAACATTCCTGCTGAAAACCAAAGTGCTTTACGAATGTTCATTAAATACCTGTGTTAATGCGGTTACAAGTTCATTTACCATATTATCAGTATGTAAAGGTGTAGGAGTAAACCGCAAACGCTCTGTACCTTCTTCTACTGTGGGGAAATTTATAGGCTGTACATAAATGCTATGATCATTTAAAAGAGAATCGCTTATTGCTTTACATTTCACAGCGTCTCCTACCATTACTGGTACAATATGTGTACTGGCTGCAGGATGTATTTCAAAGCCTAATGCAGATAAATGGTGTTTTAGTTTTTGGGATTGTGCTTGGTGCTTAATCCTTAAATCATTATGATCCATTACATACTTGATACTGGTTAATGCTCCTGCACACATCACAGGACTGTGGCTAGTTGTAAATATGAAACCACTAGCAATAGAGCGCACAGCATCACAAACAATTTCATCACTAGCAATATAACCTCCTTGCATTCCAAATGCTTTTCCTAATGTACCATTTACAATATCAACACGATTTTGTAAACCTAATTCTTCTAACTTACCTCCACCTGTTGTGCCATAGAGTCCGACAGCATGCACTTCATCTATATACGTTATAGCTCCATAGCGGTCGGCGAGGTTGCAAATGTCGTGCATTGGCGAAACATCTCCATCCATGCTATACACGGATTCGAACACGATGCAAGGCGTGCCTTCTGTTTCTTGCAATGCACGTTCTAAATCGCCCATATCATTATGCTGCCAAATCCGTTTGGGAGCCCCACTATGCCGGATCCCTTGTATAAGAGATGCGTGATTCTTGCTATCACTTAGGAATACTAGGTCGGGTATGATTTTGCTTAAGGCGATCAACGTCCATTCATTTGCAACATAGGCGGACGTAAACAATAGCCCCCGGTCCTTCCTATGGAGCATGGCTATTTGTTTTTCTAACGCAACATGATAGTGACTAGTGCCTCCAATGTTACGAGTTCCTCCACTGCCACTGCCTGTTTGATCAAGTGCAGTGTGCATAGCATCTATTACAACTTTGTTCTGCCCCATGCCAAGATAGTCGTTGCTACACCAGTTTACAACTGTTTTAATAGCGTACGGTCCATACCAGATAGCACGGGGGAATTCTCCTCGTTCTCGTACAATATCGTTAAACACACGATAACGTCCTTGTTGCTTTAATGCTTGTATTGTATCATGGAACGGCTTTTTATCTATCATACTGCTATTTACATAAATATGTAAACAAGAAATAATAAAAGGACAAGCTGTGAGATTCAAAGAATTTAAAAGGATTAAGGAAGCTCCTATTAGCGATTTCCAACCAATGGGCGACTGGGATTATGATCATGAAGATGGATGGGGTGATGAGTATCAAGAGCCGTGGAAAGCAGGAGAAAAGAAAAAGATCTTTAATCCGCAATGGAAGCAGAAAGTTTACAAGAGCTGGAGCAAAACTAAGAATGATTATATCCTAATTCCTGTATCAGGGGAAGCTACATATAATCCGGAAATTTTAGAAAGAGGTGTTGTTACAGTAGACGACCTATTCCAAGAGTTTGAAGAAGGCTTTGATCAGTTGGTTGAGATGGGTGTGGTAGATGCTGAAACAATGACAAGGACTCCACAACACAAAGATAAAACTATTGTGTTCTTCCTAGGTAATGCAGCTGACAATTGGATAGCTGTTAGTGGATGGATGTTGTTACACAGACTAGGTCATGGCAGCAGGATGACAAATGGAGAAGAGAATCCTGCTTACTCAGCAATTGTAACCGCAGTGTTTGAAGGACTACATAGTATATTTGGCAACTTTGGCGTTGACCTACAGCACAATCCAAAGAATCCTAACAAGATGTTAGATGACAAGCAAGCTAAATGGGCTGACTACGGATTGCAAAAGATAATGACTACAGGTAGCGCAAGGAAAGGTGTTGTGCGAGACAGATACGAAGGCATATATGAAATGTGGGCACAGTATCTCAACAGAGGAGCAGTACAATTACGAGCGCCTGACACACTTGATATTGAAAACGTAACTAAAGCACCTAACCCACGCAATGAGCAAGAGCTGACTGATATGGATAAAAGTATCCTAGAAGGTTACATAGAAGACTTGCAAGACCAATTAAATGACGAACTGTTTCCTGCTTTCGAAGACAGCATTAAAGGTGAAATTATATTGATGTGAGAAGCTATGAGATTTAGAGAATTTAAAATAGACGAAGCAAGACGTAACCCGGAACAAAATCCTAAAATAAGTTTGTATGATGCACTTGAAAAGCATAAGGATGATCCTGATATCTATATAAGTTACACTATGGATGTAGGGAGAGGCATAACAAGTAAGACATCTGTTGCTAAAGGCAGAAACACAAGTGGGTTTAAGATAGGAATAAATCCAAAAAGCAAGTATAATACACCTAATGGAATATATACCTATCCATTACCTGAGATGTGGAGAAAAGGTGCAGACCCCAATAGGAGGATTTTTGAAGTTCCGTTTGCTGGCGAACAGCCTGCTGTATATATCATCCGAGCAACAGGGAACATGTTAGATCTAGAAAAATATGGCAGTGATCAAATAGACAAAGATTTAGAAATAGTAGCAAAAAAACTTGTGGACCATTTCCACTCTAAAGGACATAGTCAAGTGCTGAGTTGGGAAATGGCCAAAGGACTACTGGATAGTGCAAAGTCAGCAGCACGTATACGGACTCCGGGAGGTATGTTTTGGAATGCTACACGCATCGCATTCTTTGCCCTTTCCGGAACTGTAAATGACAGTAATCTTATTCCTATCAAACAGTACACCACGGAACTAAAGCGAATGGAGCAGAAAGCACAGGACGAAGGCGATGCTCCTCCTAACTATAATGATGAAGTAGTGCGTTTTAAATTATTTGACAAACCTGCACAGCCTAAAGATACAAACAAGTGGAATAAGTTATTTAGAGATATGGGTTATGACGGTGCTGTAGACAGGAAAGGCCAAGAAATAATACATCCATATGAACCTGTACAAGCAGTGTTTTTCCATACAGGAGCGTTCAAAGTTGTTGATATGGTTTATAATAAAGAGTATGGAGCAAAGCCAATGGAGTGGGATGTACCACTTAGTGAAGTATCGAATCCGCATGTAGTATTTGGAACTTTCTTTACTCTACACGAAGACATAGATGGCAAGAATGCATGGGCAGTAGGCATACGCATCTGGGGAGCCTGTGTTGTAGCGCAAAATATGCTGAACACAAAGTTGACAATCGGAAAGGGTACTGGCTTTGATCAATGGGGGAAGCAATCTAAAATGGCGCTGATAAATGCTACCAAGTATGGAGTCGACTTTAACGAGCAGCAGTATGAAGACTTTCCAGAAGAGATAAATTTAATGTCAGATGGTTATGATATGGTAAATTTATTTGGTGGAGCGAACAAGATACAATTTAAAATACCTGCTTCGCTAAAACAAGAATATATGAAAAAATATCCTGACACTAAAGAAAAAGAATTTTCTAAATGGTATGATGTAGACAATCTACCTATTGGACAGGAGCTAGAAGGGGAAATTGAAATGTTCTATAGACGATTTAAGGATATGGAAAAAGAGGAAGTTATCAAACTGAAGTGGACTGACGATAGCCCAGACTACGACGATATAAATTATTAGGATTGACAATGACAACGACTGATATAATTAGAGCTGTGCTGGATATAATAGATAATGCAGGAACTACTACATCAACAGTAGATGCCGTGCCAAACGAGCCAGGTGAGCAAACAAGTAGATTCAAACAAATTTTTGCAATGTTGCAAAATCCAAGCGATGGACCATATGCTAACACGCCTAATGAAATTGTTACTAATGTAGACAGTGTAACAACTGATGCAGGCGGAGGATTAAATGGTGCAAAGCATGTAGATGATTTAAGGGTAAAAGACCCTAGGGGATGGGCATAATGTCAGCAAATGGAATCTCGCATTTACCAAATAAAAGAGCAAGACAAGATGTAAAACTTGCTTATAGCGAAGCTAAACGTAAAGGACAAATTATTACAGAGGGAAATGGAAGTTGGGTAACAGATGGAATTGATAATCCTGCAGCTAATTGGTATAGAACTAGGAATATATTAGATATAGACCAACTACCTACAGTTTATGATCCTGCTAGTAACAATTCAAAAGATGTAATTGATAATGCAAACCTAGGAGGATTAGTTGTTGGGAGACCGTGGGCATAATGGCTTATCAAAGAGGAGAAAATAATTCTACAAGTTATAATCATCCTAATGAGAGTAACTTATATGACCTGCATAAAGCAATGCAGTATAATGCGCTGGGACAACCTGTTCTTCGCACAGTAGGAACACAATCGGTATCGTATAATTCTGCACAAACTACCGCTTTTGGAGAACCTATAGCTGTACCAATTACTCCTGTAATACAGTTAGATGCACTTTACAATTTTGATCCACGAGAGTTTGAACAATTTACTTTTTCAACAGGAGAAGTAGAATCAACCGGTACATTATTTAAATGTCATACAGGCACAGGAGCCTACGGTTATGCAGTTTTAAGATCTAACAGGATAATTAGGTATAGGCCTGGACAAGGAGTAATGGCTAGATTTACAGCATCTTTTGAAAATCCGCAAGCAGGTGCTACATTAAGGGCAGGCCTCTTTGCACAAGAACAAGGCTTAAACATAGGTTATGATGGAACAACTTTTGGTGTTTTGCGGCAGAATGGCGGTAAAGCACATATTGAACGATTAACAATAACAACACCAGGCGCCGGAAATATTACAATTACACTTAATGGAGTTGCATATAATATTGCAATCACAGGTAGCACTGCAGCAGAAAATGCAGTTAGTATCAGTAGTAATAGCTTTGGAGGTTACATTACCGAACAATGTGACAACTCAGTAACATTCCTTTCTACCTCACTAGGAGCACAAGCAGGGGTATTTTCATATACTGCAACTTCAGGAGGATCGGCTGCAACTTTCAGTTCGGTGCAAACAGGTGTTAATGATGTAACAAACTGGACTTATCAAGCTGACTTCAATGTTGACACATTAGATGGAAATGGACCTTCTGGAGTTTTGTTAGATACAACAAAAATTAATATATTTCAAATACAATTTAGATGGCTTGGAGCAGGCATTATAAAATACTCATTTGAAAATCCAGACAATGGCGAAATGATATTTTTCCATCAAGAATTATTTAGTAATAGGAATACAGACGTACACCTTGACAATCCTAGTTTTAAGATAGGATTTATTGCTGCTAATTTATCTGCCAACACAGGAACAGATAGTCATATCACGGGTGCTAGCATGATGGCAGCACTAGAAGGTTACAAGTTAGATTCTAATTACTCAACAGCAGGATCAAATATACTTTCAAACCTTACGAATAATACAATACACAATATATTGACTGTAAAAAATCGTTTAATATATCAAAATAAAATAAATTTACGAGAAGCAATACTTAAGAAAATAAGTTTAGCATATCAAGGCAACGATCCATTAATCGTTTATTTGTTTTTAGATGGAACTAAAAGTATACCGCATGAATACTATAAGATAGCTGATTACAGTTGTTGTATATTAGATAAAGATAAAGGAATTTATACCATTACAAACGAGCATCCGTTGGCAGAATTTGTTTTACCTATCAATGGTAGTGCTATATTAGCTGTAAATGAATTAGAAGTAAGGATACCTCCAGGTAGTGCAATCAATATCGCAGTAAGCAGCTCACAGAATATTTCACGTATATCATGTGCAGCGATTTGGACAGAAATATAACAGGATAAATATTAAAAAAGGTTAAAGTATGAGAGCAAGAGAATTTACAATAAATGTACCTATTAACATTAAAATAAACGGTGACGGTGATCCTGAAGTAGATATGCCTGGAGCACAGGATGAGCCTGAAGCTGACGATGCACCACCTGTGTTTGTAAGTCCACAACAACAAGAATTAGAACTTAAAAAAGCAGAACAAGGTAAGCCAACTATTGTATCAGCACAACTTCTAGACGAGCCAGAAGAAGACGAAATTGCCTAAGGAGAATTAATTGGCAGGCATTAGGAAAATCAAAGCCGGTCTTGTCAAAAAGACCACTCTTAATACCTTTATAGGTGAAATTGGAAATATCTTCTTTGATCCTGATACAGGAGAACTTAGGCTATCTGATGGCACAACACCAGGTGGTATTCCCTTAGGTGCTGGAGGTGGCGGTGGCGCTACAATTTTTAGACAATTGTTTGATACTCCTAGTACCTATATTGGATCAGAAGGTTACTTTGTTAAAGTTAAGCTAGATGCTAGTGGTCTTGAATTTGTAGATCAAACTGTATTTGATGGCGATTATAATAATCTAATAAACACTCCAGACTTATCAATATACCAACTAATTTCAAATGCATTTAGTGGCAGCTATAATGATCTAACAGATAAACCAACTCTGTTTAGTGGTGATTATAATGACTTAACAAATCTACCTACATTGTTTAGTGGCAGCTATAATGATCTAACAGATAAACCAACTCTGTTTAGTGGTGATTATAATGACTTAACAAATCTACCTACATTGTTTAGTGGCAGCTATAATGATCTAACAGACAAGCCAACTCCGTTATCAGTTGGTGTAGTCGATACTAATAATACTCTCCTAAGTAATACAACTGATGTTACAGCAATAAGGTTTGATACTGATAGCGGATTTGATGTAGTTGACTTAGGATCTGGTATTGTAAAAGTCCAAATGAATTCTACATTCAAAACTTGGAAATCAGTTGGGTCACAAGATTTAGTTGCAACTGGTTTAGATGTAGTCGAATTTGTTGCTGGTGCAGGAATTAATATTGCGTTAGATCCTAATGGATCTCCATATCAAACTATCACATTATCTGCAACTGGCGGAGGTACTGGAGGCGCAACTAATTTAAATGAATTAACTGATGTATCATATAATGAAGCTGATGTACAAATAGGTGACACATTAACTTGGAATGGAACCCAATGGGTACCTGATGCAGATAGTACAGCAAGAGGCCTTAATGATTTATTTGATGTTGCATACGATAGTTCAGTAGAAGTTGGTGATGTCCTGAAATGGAATGGATATGAATGGATACCAGGAGCAGATTCATCTGCTCCTCCTGGTGGGGGTGATTTATTAGGAGTTATTATAGACATGAGTATAGATAACGACGGTGATTTAATATTAACTCATGTGGATACATTTACAGAAAACAATGCTTTCATTAATAATAATGGAGAATTTGTACTGAGTGATGGAATATAATTTATGGCTACACTTAATCTTGGTAGAGTGCGAATGGTATTTAAGGGAGAATTTTCTACCCTTAATGGAAGCACGTTAGAATTTTTTGATGCTGTTACATATGGCGGATCTCTTTATGTAGTAACAGCAACATCAGTTGTGGTAGACGATAGCGACACTGGTAATAGGCCTCCTACTGTAAATGGGCAAGCAAGTTTTTTACAGATTACAACCGGTGTACAGTTTGTAGGACAATGGAGTGACGGTGGACCAAATCAAACATCTGATCTAATTTACTATGAAAATCAAATTGTAAAGTACGGTCCTAATACATTTATTGCCCTTACAGAAGTACCTACTGGCAGACCAACTCCTTTAGTTGATTATAACAACAATGCAGGATATTGGCAAATTTTAGCTAAAGGATTTGGAAATTATGTGCCTGATTTTGACAGCACACAAAATTTAGATCCAGGCGATATGGTTACCTATGATGGTACACTATGGTTAGCAGTTGATGTAGTTTCGCCGGGAGAAAATCCGGAAACTGATCCTGATAAATTTGATAGACTAGATGGAAGGTTAGATCCAAAAGGACAATGGACGGCAAACACAATTTATGAACTGAGTGATACAGTTGTATTCCATGGCTCTACTTACGTTGTTACTGCAGAAACTACAACTAATATTCCTGTAAATGCAGACGGAAGTATTAATAGTTCTTGGGAACTTTTAGTCCAAGGTTTTGACTGGGTAGGAGAATATGATCCAACGAGCTACGAAGGTTATTATAAAGGCGATATACTTGTATATCAAGGTTCTACCTATGTCGTTTTAGAAAGAGTTGCGTTCCAACAAAATCCAGCTAACACGGCATATAAATTCCAATTATTATTGTCAGGAGATTCTTTAAGAGAATCGGATTTTACTACTGATGGTTTTTTAGTAAGACAAAATGCTATAATTACAATAGATACTAACACATACCTACAAGAAAACCAAGACATTACAATATCAGGACATGTTACTGGCACTGGTAAAACTGCTATTACAACTGCATTAACTGTTGATGCTGTGATAAATCAAACTACAGCAACTGAGCTAGAAACAACTGGCACAAATACTACTTTTTTAGGTGCAATTGATGTAGGTAATGGTGTATTTGAACTTCGTAAATTTGACCCTTCAAATGTCAGGCCAGATTTGCCTGCTGATTTTGCTCCAACAGAAGGTATTGAGCGAGTAAGTTCTGATACTGGACCAATTGTTACATTAGGTGTCAATGACAAAATTATTGCAAATTTAGATGACATCACAGAAACAAATTTACTACCTGATATTTCATCAGGTGATGAATTCATGGTTAGAGATTTTGCAAACGAACGTCTTTACGCAATTAGCTATCAACAATTAGTTAACAAATTAAATACCCAAATTACAGGAAATGCTGTAGATGGAGTAACAAATTTTAGGGCTATGATTGATACCCCATCGTCATATGATACATTTGGGGGAGCATATCTTAGAGTCAACCAGGCTGAAAATGCTATCATATTTGAAGAGGACGATATATTTTTGCAGATAATGGCTTTTGGATAACAAATAAATACTGGTAATAGGAAATTTTATGGCAGTAATTGGTAATAGAGTAGTAAAAAATATAGGCACAGAGTTAACAGAAGTCCTTTCCTCAACCGCATTTGAAAGATATACCTTAATAGGGTTGAGTTTGACTAATGTCACAGATTTGATTATTACAGTTGACATCGTGATAAATGGTGCCTATTACCTAAAAAACGTCTTATTGCCTAACCGAACTAGTTTGAGAGCGGTGTCAACTGGTGAAAAATTAGTACTAGGCTATAATACAAAAGTAGAAGTTAGGAGCAATGTTGCCAATAGTGTAGATGTTATTACAAGTTATGCAGCATCGGTTGATACATCCTTACCTACAAACATACAGCTGAAAGAAGGTTGGGGAATAAATCTTACAAGGGATAACCTAAACGACATCCGTATCGACGTTGATTTTTCTAGTATTCCTATTAAGATAGCAGCTGACGATAGTACAATAATTTCGGTTCCTATAACAGAAAGTATTAAATTTTCTGGAATTAGAAATATAGCAACTTATAGTGATAGTGAAGGCAACTTAACGATTGAAGGTCCAGATTTATCACCATACCAACTCGCTGCTACTGCATTTGATGCTCAGTTCAGCAGTTTGCTAAACCTTCCAACTACACTAGCTGGATATGGAATAACTGATGCAGCTACAAATACACAAGGAAATTTAGCAGAATCAGCAGTACAACCTAATGATAATATAGATGTTCTAAATAATAATGTAAACTATACAACTAAAACTTATGTTGACGCCCAAATAGCTGCGGTAAGTGCAGCCCATTTCGACGGAGAGTTTACGAGTCTATTAAACGTACCTACTACAATAGCAGGATACGGAATTACTGATGCGTTTACCGGCAATGTTAGTGATCTACTTGAAATTACTAATTCTCCTTCCCAAGATAATATTCTATATGCAAATGGAAATGGTACTTTTACATGGGCAGCAAGTGTCAGTACAACACTTACAGGATTAATTGACGTTGATGCAACATCAACACTAGGACAAGTATTAGCTTCGGATGGTGATGGATCGTTTTCCTTCCAAACCTTCACAGCTGGTTCCCTTACTAGTTTATCAGATGTAGATACAAGTTCTAGCGCAACTCAAGGTTTAGTTCTGACATCAGACGGTGACGGAACCTATAGCTTACAAGAAACACTTGGTGATAATCAAAAATTCTATGAAGCTAGTGAAGCTGTAACAAAAGGAGAGTTAGTTGTAACGGATCAAAATAATAAGATAACACCTACAGGACAATTTGTAGGAGGTGACATCTTAACGCCTAGTAGCAACTCAGTTCCTATTAACTTTGCTAACGATACTGGTGAAGAAGTATACGATCTAGCTGCAGCTTATAATGACAGTGATAATACGCATGTAATAGTTTATAAAAATCTAGCAACAACAGGTTATGGTTACGCTCGGATAGGCGAGATTAGTAACGGTTTGGCAAGTTACGGAGGCCGCGCTTTATTTTACCAAGATGAAGTTGATTTTGTATCTGTTACATATATGCCAAGCAGTAGAATTGCAATAGCGTACACCGATGTTAATAATTCTAATAAAGGATATGTAGTAGTTGGTACTTATAATCCAAGTACAAAAATAATAAATTACGGAACTCCGATAGAATTTTCAAATGGTTTCCAGGGTATATATAATTCGATTACTTACGATGAACTGGCAGGTGTTTTAGTCATTTCCTATAGGGGGGAATCAAATAGAGGTTTTGTAAGACTAGCTTCCGTAATAGGAAATACAGTAACATTGGGTTACTTGTCGGGTATGAGCATTAACACTGCTGAAACAATGTCTCATATTACGAGTGTTAGTAATGTACCAGGCGATGGCGTTGTAGCTGATGATTTTTCTTTACTAGTGTATCAAGACGGTGCCACTGGATATGGTTATGCTAATTTAATATGGACAGATGCAACTGGCACAAGTTTCAGTGTTGGGCCACACTATGTATTTTCTAATAATAGCGGACCTGTAACTAATATCAGTTTAGCTTGGAGCGACACTTTAGATAGATTTTTGCTAACTTATGTTGATGGAGGTAATTCATCAAAAGGTTATGCAGTCTTAGGTAGTTTAAGTGGAAGCCTTATTACTTTTGGTTCTCCTTTTGAATTTGATTCTGGAACAGTTACTGAAACTGCAGTTGTGTACGACATAGAGAAAGTTAGATTTGTTATTTCTTATGCAGCTGATTCAATTGGGAAGATCAAAATTGCTACTGTTGATGTAGACAATTACACAATGACTTTCACAGATGAATTCCTTTTCGCAAATGGTGCTAACAACGATGTAGATTACGTCCATAGCGTATTTGATGCTTCTCAAAATAAAACTGTAGTTGCTTATGCTGATGTGAATTTGACATACAAAGGCATAGTAACAATTTTTACGAGTGAGGTTACAGCTGGAGGAAACGCTAACAAATTTATTGGAATTGCCGATGATGATGCAACAATTGGAGAAGAAGGTAAAGTAAATCTCAGAGGATCAGTTGATAGAGCCCAAGTAAATTTAACACCAAATGAAGTTTATTATGTCACTGCTGATGGACAATTGTCTACCACACCTACTGAGTTTGGAGTTGCAGGTAGAGCTTTAAGTGCTACTCACATACAATTATTTCCTGAGACATCGTTTGATAAAATTTTAAATTTACCTAACACTTTTGCAGGTTATGGCATCACAGATCTGTCTCCGACATTTACAGCAAACTCCTTTGTTAGGGAAGGACAACCTGTAGCATTACGATCAGATGGTGAAATCGAAGCGGTTTATGCTACATACAGCAATACAGCAGGAACAACTAATACAGCAAAGGTATTTGAAAATACTGTAAATCATCAAGATATTTTTATAGCATATAATGATAATAAAAAAGCTATAGTTACCTATAATGATATAACTAACAATGAAACTAAGATCGTTGTTGCAGAATTCAAAGATGACGGAACTATTGATACTGGTAGTGCTGTCCAATTAGATTCTACTGGATATATTACCAGTTCTATTTTTCTTCCAAATAGAAATTGCTTTGTGGTTTTTTATAATGGTACTGCTCGTGTCGTTGAAGTAGCAGGATTGTCGGTAGTTATGAAATCTCCTGTCGTTTTTAATGCTACTGCTGGTAATAATAATATTGTCGTTAAATTTGATCCAATACAAAATAGAATTTTTATCACCTATATCGATAATGGTGACAGTAATAAAGCAAAAGCATTTCTAGGAGAAGTAGATGGTAGCCTTTTGTTTACGTATGGAACTGCCCAAGATATAGATAATGTTGCTGTCAGCGAACTTTCTTTAGATTTTGACAGTAGTTTAAATTTAATGATCTTAGCTTATAAATTAACAGCAGGCCCGGTGTTCTTATTATCAGCAAGCATATCGGGTAATATATTAACGCTTAACACAAGTGACAAACTAGCGATTGAACCAACTATATCAAAAGATACAATTGCCCTCACAATTGTTCAACAAGAGAATAAACTCGTAATTGCCTATAGAGATACGACAAACACAAAAGGAAGCTATGTCGTTGTCAATGTAATAGGTAATGGTTTTGGCGCAAATGGAGTCAATGATTTTCATAACGGTAATGTTAGCGATTTAACACTTACATTTGTAAGAAACACGAATCGCATTGTGTTTGTATATAAAGATGTATCCAATGGTAATGGCGATGCAATAAGCAGCACACTGAATTCTTCTAAAACTGCACTGAACCTAGATGCACCAGATTTGGTAGATAATCCTTATTATGAGTCGCATGCCACAACTGATTCAACAAATAACGCAGTTTATATAGCCTACAAAAATCAAGCTACTGGTACAGGCGAAGTGGTTGTATATAACACATCTTTTACAACCACGACTAGTAATGCAGATGATTACATTGGAATAGCAAAAGAAAATATTGCTACATCAAATGACGGGCAGGTTTATGTAAATGGACAAATTGCCTTTGGACAACAAAATTTAATTGTTAATGAAGAATATTTTTTAGCAGCAGACGGATCACTAACATTAACGCAAACAGAATATGGTACAATAGGAAGAGCATTAACAACGTCTAGTTTATTACTTTCAAGCGATTCTATCACACAATTGTATATTGATAATGCTATTTCAAATGTAACATTTAGTTTTAATTTTACTGGAACCGATGCAGTCTTACGGGAATTAGGGTCAGGGGATACATTATCAATTATAGGCGATACAAACGTCTATACACAGAGTGCAAGTAATGGCTCACTGACTATCTTTGCTGGTATAGATGTAAACACGGTTGATAGTGTAGATACCGTGCAATCTGTTGTAGATGATAATAAAACCATAAAGTTTGATGAAGAAAGTGGATTTAGCATCACTGATTTGGGAAATCGTGATGTAAAAATTAGCATGGCATCTTTCAGGACATGGGAAACTGAAGGAGCAATTGATTTAGTTGCAACAGGACATGAGCCATTAACATGGATACCTGGTCCAGGAATTGGAATTAGCTTTGATAATGTAAACAAAACAATCACGTTCGCAAATACAGCGGTAGGTGACGGAAGCGGCGTTTGGAGGATTACGGGAGACGATTCAACTGTCAGGGCAGTTTCAGGCGGGCAAACAATACAATTTATTGGCGGAAGCAATATTGATACTCTAAGTGATTTAGATGGTAACATTACTATTGATCTACAAGCTGAACCATCTGTACAAAAATTATTTACAGATGCAATTCAACATACGGATTATAGTGTTGGGGGAAGTACAAACCAATCTGGTTTGTACTTTGATAATGCAACTAACAATGACATCATTGTTAAAGATAGTGCCGGAAATTCTACAATCTACTTTGAAGCAGCAACTGGTAATATTAATGCTACAGGTGATATCACATCAGAATATACTTCAGATGCAAGATTAAAAGATGTACTTGAGGAGATTGAAGATGGTATGGATTTTGTCCGTAATGTAAATCCTGTTAAGTTTAAATGGAATAATGAAGCAAAGGTTTTATTTAATAAAAAGGACAATATTGAAATAGGACTTTTGGCGCAGGATGTAGAAAAATATTTTCCTGAATTAGTAGCAAGAAAAGGATCTACTGAATTTTTAAAATTAGAATATCAAAAAATTACAGTTGTTCTACTTGCAGCGTTAAAACAAATGGACAAAAAAATCGATGAACTAGAAAAGAAATTAGGAAATTCAAATGGAACAACAACTTCAGTATAGATATACATTTTTTGACACCATTCATTATATTGTTGATATAGATGATGATATGCTAACAGTAAGGATGTTTAAAGATGTGTTGGTAAATGATCCAGATTATATTCCTGGTGTAGATGCTAATACATTCAACTTAATTGATTCTAGTGATCACCCACTGCTAACTAGACACCGGTTAGAATTAGAATTTTCTCAAGATGACCAAGATGTATATTCGATTGTCCTTGGAGATTTAATAGCGTCAGAGTTAGAGGGGAAATGGTTAAAATTTGTAGGTGCAGCTCAAATTGAACGTGCTGCGGAAGGTATTATTGCAAGGAATACAACACATAATTTTGCTACTGAACCAGCTCTGAGTCAAGAAAGTTTAGATGAAGGTAGACGTATTAATCAGGAATGTATTCCAGAGTACAAAGATTGTATGCTGTGGTCATTTGATTATAATTTTGCAGGTCATAATTGGCACATTCCATATAACCAATTTACATTTACTCACAACACTAAAATAAACTGGAATAGGCACGATAGAATGAACCAGTTCCAGACTGATCCACAAATCGAAACTGTTGATAACAATATTGTTAAACGCAAACCAAGATTTTGGCGACAAAGGATTTTAAGTTTATTTTTATTTGAAAAAACTATGCCTTTTACTGCTGCAAGCCTATATTGTAATATTAGTATGATGCACGGATTTGGTGTTTCTGGAGATGTTGATTTAAATACACTGACCCATGCACCAACAATGCTCACGGATTATTCTACTTTACCTATTCCTCACATTATTTTAGACGGACCTAGTATGTTGCAACCTAATGAAGTTGGCATAATAAATGTTACTTTATCTACAACTGCTGCATCAGATGGTATTACACTATATGATTACGATACAGACTTATATGTTAAAACCAATAATGGGTACTTAGCTAAAAGTAAAATAAATTTAGTAAATGGTCAAGGACAATTTAAGATTAGAGCTTTAGACTTAGATCCAAACGATCTAATGGTAATAAAGGCAGGCTTTAAGCATTTCAGTAATTGGGCAACAAAAATTATAAAGGTAGGGTAATGGCTTTTAAAATTAATAATCTTGTGGTAATAGATGGAGAAGGCCTCCAGTGGGATGCAATTGCACCATTTGTTACTTCTGATTGGTACTTTAATTCAAAAGCAATCAACCGAGTGATTGTGAATAGTGGCACAAACACTGCCTTAGGTACATGCTGTAGCATAGCGTATTATAGAGCAACGAGCAATCAAGCCAATTGTTCTGCTAATGTAACTTGTACTTTCACGTGGGACGAAGGAACGTTTAACGGAGATATTTATATCATTTATAATTATAATCGCACAGCTACATGTACGTATAGTGAATGTCAAGGTGAATATGGATTTTGGCGAAACAATGTTGCAGCACTTAATAGGGTTGCTTTTCCTAATTGGGGAGACAATTTTTCTGTGTGTATGATCTGTTCTTGAAAGGATTTATTTAATGGCTTTTTTTATAGGTAATGCAGAGGTAATCGATAGTAATGGGGAAGCGGTAGATTACGGTCTTGGAAATAATTTAGCTTTTTTTATAGAAAATTATCCTGCTAGTTTTACAGCAGCAGATGGTTATACTGCATACACTGATAGTTGGACCATGAACGATGCTGCTTATGGACGATATATAGTAAATAAGTGTAAGGTTTTTGCTGGCACTAATTGCACTAGTGTCACTGTAAATTTTGCAATGGTAATTAATGCCAGCTGCCAATTGGTAATTTGTAATGGATAAAAAAAATAAATGGCAATAAAAATTGGAAATAAAACAGTTGACTTAGAAGCAGGAACCAAAGCTGATGGTGCAAGCTTCGATACAGCAGTTTTGCCAGGAACTGTAAATAGTCGTAGAACTACATTAAACAGTATAAGTTTTGTAGCAACTGGTGACAGCAAATATACTGGTTCAACTGCAAGGAAAGTTTATCAATTTGAAACTACTCCTGGCACTAGTGGAGGATCGCTTACTGTAAGGTATAGCACCAATTGTAATTGTAAATGCAAATGTGCCTGTAAATGCAAATGTAAATGCAAATGTAAATGCAAATGTAAATGTAAATGTAAATGTAATTGCAAATGCAAATGCATCTGTAAATGCAAATGTAAGTGCAAGTGCGTCTGCAAATGTAAATGTTGGAGCGACGAAAAACTTAAGACAGATATTGAAGGTTTAGGACCAAATGTACTCGATAAAATAAACCAAATCCAAAGTGTTATGTTTAAATACAATGATAAAGGATTAAACGTAACTGAGTTAATGGAAGGTAAAATTGACGAAGACATACCTTTAGAACAGATAGGCTTTTTAGCAGATGAAATTGAAGATATATTTCCTGAAATGATAGAATATGTAAACATTGAAAATGAAAAGTATAAAGCTGTTTCATATATACAAATGATACCAGTATTACTTGAGTCAATAAAACAACTTAACAAAAAAGTAGAAGATCTACAAAATAACAATGACAATTCTTGTGAATTATGATATTAAATAATTTTGAAAATGTTAAACCAATTTATAAAATTTACGACAGGGTTTTTACAGATGCTGAGTGTGATCAAATATTAGAAAAGCAAATAGGATCAAGTATTACACTTACAAATCAAGATAATGAAGTTACGACAAATTATATTGATAAAAGTTATAATTTTTTTACTTACGAAATTACAGAATTATCTGATGAAATAGAATTTTATGAAACGAAGGTAATGAATTATGTTTTAGATGCAAATGCTAGACTTTTTGGATATAATATTTGGGGAGTTGAAAAGCCTCCGATTCTACTAACATTTAAGCCTGGTTATTCATACGGAAAGCATGAAGATTTACTGCGATATTCAATCGAACCAAATGATAGGAAATTGTCTGTTATTGCCTTTATTAACAACGATGACCCTAATATTCCGGTTGCAAAAATACATTTCGACCAAGACAATCAAGTTGTTGCAGGTAAAAAAGGATCGGTTTTAATATTTCCTAGTTTTTTAACTTATTCAATTGAGTCATCTAAAATTTCTCTAAGACAACTTTTACATTGCCATATTATTGGTCCAAAATTTAGGTAAAATATGATAAAATCGCATATAGTTTTTCCAGGTGCTTTTGCAGCTTATATCGAAACAGCCGAAAAAATATTAGAAGATGCAGAAGTCAAACCAGGAAGCACTACAGATAAACTAGGTGTAGCTACAAAATTTTATGGAGGAGGCTATGTTTCCGATCTTGAAGACGCTATTTACTATTATTTTGTAAGAAGTAATCAATTAAATTGGGGATATGACATAAGTCTTACTGATAGTATAAGAACAGAAGATATTCCTAAAGGTGGATATCTCACAGAAAGAAGAGAATTAAATCATTTTTATCATAATTTCACTGATAGGAAGTTATTTGCAATACTAAATGTTAATGAAAAATTAGATGATTCTACTGGGGGTTTAATTTATTTGCATACCAGCGACGGTTATAGTGAGCCAATAGATGATATTTTTTATAAGAAAAAAGGTAGTGCAGTCATTATCGATGCCTTTACTAGATATTCAATCTCGCAAGTAAAAACAGACAAACCTGTACGTTATATTACAGCTACATGTTCTGGAAATAAATTTATATGAAACATATTGCGATAATTGGTAATACTATCGAAAGCAAACTTTCTTATCTTTTAATTAAAAAAGAAAATCCTTCTTGGAATATTACAATTTTTACCAATAATCAACCTTTTCAAAATCATTTTCACACAGGGTTAGAAAAACCTGTAACAGGGTTAGCTTTCATTAAATTGCTTCGCCAAGTTGGAATTAATATCCAAGAATATTTAAATGCAACTACTACCACCTTTGGTTTAGCAATAGAATATCTAAATCTAATTGATAAACCACTGTATAGGATTGCTGAACCTAACATAGGTAGCATAGAAAATATAGTGTTTGAATACATGCAAAATATAGTAGGCAATAATTTGCGAAATACAGTAAATCAAAATCAACCCACGATAACTGTTCTAGGCGATTTAGCAAAAATATCTGAAATCTCTATAGCAGAAGCATTGCAATCATATTGTCATTATCTAATTGACAATGATTTAGATTTATTAGAAAATTTATTTTTATTTTTACAAACAGGCGACGATTTTCCACATTATGATTCAGATATAGATACTGATGATTTAAATGGAATAGAGCTTATACAGAGGCTATCAAATCAATTTATAGCAGGCAAGACAAGAACTAACTTAAACAATTCAATAGATCATTTAGTTTGGAATCATGATATCGAAGGTTTAAATTTATTATTAGACTCTAAAATACCATTAGAAAACTATTATACCGATAATCTTACAGATATAATAACATCAACTAATACTAACGAAGAAATCAATTTTGGACAAGATGACAATTTCACAACGATTACCATTAATGGACAAAAAATTGATTTTGTAATTGATACTCTTGGAGATAATGAAAGTTTACTAGCCCTATTACCACCTTTTGTTCATACAAACAATATTTGTAATAGAATCTATTTTGAACCGGATGTGCAAGAAAATTTTAATAAAAACAAATTTACTGTTACTATTGGAAATGATTGTATAACATTTTCAGATCCTAAATTAACTAGCAGGAAAAATATTTTTTTCCAAAAAACTACAACATCACTAGATTTACCTTACAAAGATATCAACACTTTACGGCCTAGAACTATTATATCTAATTTTGCATCAAACGATATTAATAGCTCAGATTTACCTTATAGTAATTATCTGCTTTTTTCTTTAGAAAAATATGCCCTTGAACCTTTTTCTTTTCATGATATCAATGTGCTTGTCACTATGGCGGTATCATTACCAAGTACACTAACTAAATGTTTAGAAGATGCATCGTTTTATGGAAGTATAATTTTAGGTAGTTTACAGCATCATTACCAGAAGATTATAACTGATATATCTAATATCAATTTAGAAATGTTTCAAGGTGTTTCTAGCAACTTTTTACAACAGTATCAAGATACATTTGTTGAATCAGAACATACACTGCCTGATCTAAATGCATCTACATTCAATGTTAATGCACTCAATTCAAACAATGATGATTTTGATTGTATTACCAATGCTTGGGATAGATGGTTAATCAGGTATCAAAAAAATAAACTTAAAAAAAGTAATCTTGCCCTAAATACTTTTGCCAAGGCTTATTATTATGAAAGAGAAAGAAAAAAATATCTTTTTAGAGCTCCTTTAAATTTTTATGCTTTTAGAAAATTATTTTTAGGATAAAAATGCATTTTTTAAATGATATCTTAACTGAAGCAGATAAACGAAAAATAATAAACTTTTGTCATAGACAACATCAGAGCCTTGTACATGTTATTAATGCGCGGCAAGAATTACAAATAAGTCGAATTAACCTACCAAAAAAAATTGGAATAACTAATTATTCTAATATTTTACTTTTATTACAAAAAATCTATAGTGCAGTGAAAACTACTTACGCAGATGCTACACTTACAAGTATAACGCTAGAAGTCGATACTGCTGCTGCCTGGAGCAATAAAAAGGTAAATACCCTCAATAAAACAACAAATGAAATGTGTGCCTTTTATTGTGGAGGTTATACCGAAGATACCAATAAAATACCAAGTATGTCATTTGTATATAATGATTCTACATTAGAATTAAATCATGTGGTGGTGTTGAAAGGAAAAGAAGAAATATTTTTCAATTCTGCTAGAGAAGCACAATTTTTAATTTATCTAATAAGGCTGAATTTTAATGAGCCGGACCTTCCTTGGAATAATGAAGAATATGTTTATTTGACAAAAGATGTAACATCACGAGATCAAAGCGAAAACCTTAATATAATGAAACAAAATCCCAAAGATTATAGCGACATAGAGAATGTATAATGGAAATTAAAAAAATTGCCGTTGCCGGCGGAGGATTGAGTGGCTGGATTACAGCATATTGGATGAAAAAAAACTTTCCTAATTTAGAAATTTCTTTATTTTGTAGTAAAGAAGTTGACAAACTTATTACAGGAGAAGGAGGATTGCCTATATTTTTGCATTTTTTCAAACTATGTGGTATAGATTTGAAAGAGTTTTTCCAGAAAACTGGAGCTACAGTAAAATTAGGTGTAAAATTTAAAAACTGGAATCAAAAAAAATCTGAATATGTGCATCCTTTTACAGGTAGTTTATTAAAAATTGAAGACATATATTGGCCTGACAAGACTGAAAAAGAACTAGAGAGTTATGCAGATGATGGAATCCAAGGAACCGAGACTGAAAAAATAAAATTAAACAATCAACTTGAGAGCGATTATTTAAATGGATGTTTCGTTGCTGGAGATTACTCAAAATTTGTCAATCCGTTTATGGAGCAAATTCCCGATAGAGATATTGACGAAATTATAAAATTTACAAACTATTCTCAACAAACTGGTATTAGTTTACATTTTGATGCAGATAAAACAAGTGAATTTTTTAAAAATAAAAGTATCGAACTTGGCGTAAAATATTATGAAGAACACATTACAGATACAGAAGTTGATATAGATTACAATACAACCACTATTATAACAGGAGTTGAAGACGAATATCAATATCATGATGTGGATTTTATTTTTGATTGTACAGGCTTTAGTAGAATTATAATGCAAAAATATAGTTCTATAGACTCTCTAGTAAGCCCAGTGTATATACCCTATCATTATCTGACTACAAATACCGCAATACCGTTTTCTGTTTCAGAAACACTTGATGAAGCTTGGACAGAAGCAATTGCATTAAAATATGGATGGCTTTGGAAAATACCATTACAGCATAAAACTGGATACGGTTACGTTTTTGATGATAATTATTGTTCAGTACACGAAGCAAAAAAAGAATTAGAGTCTATATTTGGTAATGCTATTGAAACAGAAAAAGAAATCAAATTCGAAGCTGGGTATTTAGATCAACCATGGTTTGGTAATGTTATTGCTATTGGATTGAGTCAAAGTTTTTTAGAGCCATTAGAAGCAACAAGCCTAGGATTTATGATAACACAACTTTTTGCTGTCCTTAAAAATTTTAAGCAAATCCAAGCAAAATCATTAGATAATGATAAAGATAATAATAATGAGCAGGTTGACATCTTGGAAGAGGTTGAGAGTTTTGATGATTGGGAAATGCTAGATTTGGATGATGATATTATGTTTAATCATCGATTAGCTTATAACAACGATGTTGCCGATGCAACCAATGAGCTGGCTAACTTTATTTTTCTACACTTTATCACTAATAAGGATGATACAGAATTTTGGATTGATAAGAGACAATTAGTTGAACTTTTATCAGAAGAAGACTTTAATGCTGCTTATGATTTACACGATTATACTGATCAAAGTATCTCTTTACGGTTAAGTCAATGGTATAGAAGTCCTGTTCATTATCAACCTCATAACCCTGACTTATCTGTACTAACCCTACAAAATTGGTTGTTCGTCTTGGATGGTATTGATTTTTACGATATTGAGACTAGAAACGAAAATCTTGAAGACTCAATAGATAAAGATGAATTAAAAACATTACAAGGCTATTTTTTGGCTATAAAAAATAATTTATCACCAAATACTTTAACACAGAAAGAATATCTGAAGAAATATGAACTCATTTATACTTTTTAGAAGGACTTTAATTAAAACAAAAAGCAATGAAGAAAGAAAAGACATAAAGCAGGAATTAAAAGAATTACCACTTAAGATTGATAAATCAAGGATAACGCCTGTAAGAGGATATAGTTTAGGAAAAGAGATTGTGTACCTTTATGGTAAGGGAAATCTTTCTTCTGTATATGAAATAAACAATCCTATCTAAAATGGAAATTAAAAAAATAAAGGTTGTTGGCTCTGGAACAGCAGGATTAATGGCTGCAACTTTTATAAAGTCTGTTTGTAAAGATTTAGAGGTTGAAATTTATCGTGATCCTAATCTGCAACCTTTGATCGTTGGGGAATCTACCCAACCGTACTTGTCAAAATATTTTGATACAGTTTTTGGAGATAACAAGGACTGGATAAGCCATTGCAATGCAACTTATAAATTTTATGTAAAACATAATAATTGGAATTATAAAGGTCACGAATGGATCTTTCCCTTTTGTCATGAACATTTAACATCTGATATCGATTGTGAAAATAAAATTTTTACTTACAACGAAGATAACTTACCTTCGTCTGCTCTTTATGCATATCACTTACAAAGCACTAAATTACAACCCTTATTATTGCAAAAATGTGAAACATTAGATATAAACATTTTTAATCAACATGTTAAAGATACTTCTTTGCTTGCAAATCTACATGAATTTGTTGTTGATTGCAGAGGTTTCCGAGGGCAAGATTCTAGGATAAGAGCATCTCGTGCTATTATTAATGATTACGCTTTGGCAGGGCATATACCTTTTTCAGAAAAAAGATATTTTACACAAACTTTTGCACATTCAGTTGGATGGAGTTGGGAGATTCCATTACAAGATCAACTAGGAGTAGGGCGAGTGTTTTCAACCAAATATCTTTCAATTGAAGAAGCAAAGAAAGAAATGTATAAATGGTATGGTTTAGAAAATTTATACGAAGTACGTTTTCCTTCGCGTTATAATCCTAATCCGTGGAATAGAAACAGTTTGAAAATAGGAGGCGCTGCGGTATTTATAGAACCATTGGAAAGCACAACATTAACCATTATATCTTTTATGTTAGAATCTTTTTGTAAATTACTTAAAGATAATAATTTTACAATAAGTAACAAGCTTCAATCAATATATAATTTTGGTTTTAGAAATATGATTGAAAACCATATTTCGTATGTTGAAGGTGCCTATTGTATAAGCTCTAGGAGAGATTCTCCATATTGGCAATATGTTACCCAATTTCAAGACTGGTATTTAAAAAAACTAGAAAAAAAAGGGTGGCCTATATTCTATGGTAAATATGGATACAATAAGTTTTTTAACGCATTTGGAAAAAGATATCTAGCTAATAATATAAAACTAAGGAAAAATAATGGATAAAGATTTAGAATATACTTTACACCTTGAAAATGGTAAAAAACTTTACTACAAGCCGCATCAATCTAAATTAGTAGATGAACATAGGAGTGATGTATATCAAAAAAATCCTATTGGTATTAAGAAAATTAATGACATGGAAGTCTATGGAGTGAAAGACTATTTTCATATGCAGCCAATTGATCCTATCCATCCATTTTTCAATCCTGGTACAAAAACTAGAGAAGTTGGAAGATTAAAAATACAACTTGGATTGAAATGTAATTATAAATGTGAATATTGTAGCCAAAGTAGTTTTGTTCCAGAAGCAATAAAAAGTGATCAAACTGATTTAGAAACTTTCATAGAAAAATTAGACGAATGGTTCCCAGAAGATACATGTCATAGTGTAGAATTTTGGGGAGGAGAACCATTATTGTATTGGAATCAAATTAAACGCTTGACTCCTATTTTACGTGAAAAATGGGGTGATGACTTAGAATTTACAATTGTTACAAATGGAAGTTTATTAACACAAGAAAAAGTAGACTTTTTTGAAAAATATAATTTCGGAATAGCTATGAGCCACGATGGACCAGGATATCACTTAAGAGGTCCAGATCCACTTGATAATCCAAAAAAATACGCATTGGTAAAACAACTTATTGATAAAAGCAAAAAAGGAAAATTAGGATTCAGTTTTACTATTGTTTGGACAAAAGCTAACAAGGACTTTGAAGCTACCGTTCAATGGTTTAAAGATAAAATGAATGATCCTAATGTGCCATTAAACGCAGAGGGAGTTGTCGAAGCCTATGATATTAAGACTGCGACAAATGAAAAGACAGGTAAGTTTGACTATACATTTTTACAAGAATTTGAAGATAGCGTTTACAATGGTTGTATAGAAGGCACAAAACCATTGTTAAATGTTATTTCATCTGTTGATAAATTTAATGAATTTTTTGCCACACTCCTTTATAAAAAACCTTGGCAAGTGGTTGGACAAAAATGCGGAATGGATAGAGATGACGAGCTTGCAGTTGATTTGAAAGGCAATGTTTTAACTTGCCAAAATGTAGGATTAGAAAGAGATCATCTTGCAGGACATTTAGATAGCCTTGAGGATGTACGTATTAAGTCTAGCCAGCATTGGTCTTGGAGACAAGAATGTAGTCATTGTCCAGTTGTACAACTATGTCAAGGATCGTGTATGTTCTTAAAAGGACAAGAATTTGCTCAAACCTGTTGGAATGAATATGCATATAATATGGGTCATTTCAAAGCCGCAATCAAAATGTTAACTGGACAAAAAGTAGTAAAAATAGACGGAAAGCAAGTTAGGCCTGAATTATGACTGAACAACAAGAACCAATTTTTGGAAAAAACAATAGTCATCATGTAATAAGTTACAAAAAATTTCCTTGGGTACAATATCAAAATTATTTTTCTCCGCAAATTTGTGATTTAATAATTAACAAATATACAAAAAAATATACTGGATATCATAATAATAGATCTTCAATGGATATTATCAACATTTTTGATCAATATAAAGATATAAGCCATTCATGGATAATAGATCCGATATGGAAATTAGTTAAAGACGCCAATGATAGTAATTTTTTACTAGATATTAATAAGATTTATCAATGTAACATTTTACATTTTGGATTAAATGATGAGTGGGATTTTCATGAAGATTGCGATTGGTGGTTTAATCCTTTGCCCTTTGATAAAAAATTAACAATATTGATTGAATTAGAAAATTATACTGACTACAACGGTGGTGCATATGGATGTTATATGAACACCGTTCCTATACCTAAGAAATTTCTAACTAAAGGTACTGTTACAATTTTTCCATCATATATCCGATATAGTGTGGAACCCATAACAAAGGGTAATAAGAAAATTTTGCTTGCTTTTGCTACAGGACCTAAATTTAGATGAATGACATGCTTGCTTTCATTAAAAAGTATAGTTATTGTTTTTACGAACAAGATGAAATTATTATGGACATTTTAAATTTGGCTCCTAAACTTTATGATAACTTTGACATACCAGACCAGCCTAGTTTATTGAATTGGGATAAATTACATCTCGATAGAGTTAAAACAGAAGCGCAAATTCAAAGAAATTTTTATAATTTTGAAAATGATAAGACTACCACAGTATCTTACAATTTTGAGCTAACCGATGGCAAAGACGACTTTAATAAATTAATTGATGTCTACTTTGAAACAGTTGTAGAAATTTTCAGCGGATTAGCCGAAGGTTTAGGAATCAATAAGGATGTAAATACAGCATCTTTAAGTTACAATTTCTTAAAATATTATAAAAGAAATCCTACAGCTACTAGCAAAAAGTCTTACCCACACATGGGTATGCACAAAGATAATAAAACTTTTTCTTTGGTCAATTCAACACATCCTGGATTAGTATCTAGAGATGATTCAACAGGAAAATGGATGCCATTATTTAGGACACCTAAAACGAGTGCTATATTCCTAGGTACACAACAATCTTTGTATCCTGCTAGAGAACATATGGTAAAATTTTTCCATCCAAAAATAAAAACAAGATATAGCTTTATTGTATTTTTTTAAGGTTAACATGATACAACATCCTTTAGAATTAGCAGCTTCGAAAGATATTTTAGAACATCATAATTACGATCAAATGAACGATGTCAGGAAACCGTATTATTTTGAGAGGCATGCATTTGATGACAATGAGTGTAAGCTGTTACTAGATATGTGGAACGAAGATGAATGTTTCGTTGAAAATCAAGTTGATGAAAATAATCCTTGGTTTAAGTACTTTAGAGAAAAAAGGTCTAGAAAACATATGTTCTTACCAGACAAAATAGACTGGTTAGATAAAAAAATTTTAGACTATACATTTTATGCAAATGTTAACAATTTTTTCTTAGATATTAGCTATGGAATAATGAGCAAACAATTAATGTGGTATAGACCAGGCGATTGGTTCCAGCCACACGATGATACAAATCATTGGGATAACAATTATTATGATAGAAAACTTACAGTAATCATACAATTATCAGACGAGTCCGATTATGACGGTGGAGAAACATTGTTAGGTCAAACTGATAAAATACAACAACCTTCTCATCAAAAAGAAAAAGGAAGTATTTTAATATTTCCTACCTTTTTAGAGCACGAAGTAACCGAAATTACTCGGGGTAATAGATTTGGTTTTATATGCTGGATACAAGGACCTAAATTTAGATGAATAATGAAATACCAAAAACAACTCTTTATGGAATCCAAGGAGGTTTAGGCAAAAACATCTTGTTTTCAGGTGCAGTGAGTGCTTTGGCAAAAAAAGATAGAAGAAAAATTAGTATTATGTGCCCAGCTATATGGATGGAGTTGTTTAAAAATCATAGAGCTGTGCAAAATGTTATCCCTATACCAGGCCCGTCTCAAAAAGTACCATCAGACTATAAGGATTATTTTGATAATATAGTTTACACTGAACCTTATCTTAGTTCGTATTGGTATCATGATGTCCATTTTTATGAATCATTATATGAGCAATTAGAATTAAAATTATCAGTTGATCCACAGACTATTTTAAATGAAGTTAAGACTACAGATTTAAATAAAAATTACGTAGAAAAATTAAAAAACACAATAAAATCTCCTTATATTATTATTCAATTACAAGGCGGTAGCACTGTTGAAGGTAATAGGGCTGTAAATGATCCTAGATCTTGCGATAACTCTAAAGAAATCATTTGTAGCATCCTTGAGCATTTCCGGAATTATTGGGTCATTATTGTCCGAACCTCAGTAGATTTTTATGATAAAGAAATTTTTGCTTATGAGAGAGTAGGACAAGTAGAAAATGAAAATATCCTAAATTTAATAGAAACGATTAAAAATGCCGCTGCGTTTGTTAGTATTGATAGTATGGTACCTCATGCAGCAGCAAATTTTGAAAAATCAATTAATGGTATTGTTTTGTGGAGTGTTACTTCGCCTATTTCGTTAGGTCATAACAATATCAATTTAAAAAGTGAAAAAATCAATTCAGTCTCTATTGATACTAAAATTATTATAGATAATCTAGAAAATCTTTTGAAAAATGGATAAGGTGTTTTATAGCAGATTAAAGGATGAAATAAAATTTCCAAATAAAATTTTCAGTAATGTTATACCTAAGGCCATTAGAAAACAAATTGTTAACTATTTTGAAAATCATATATGGGAATTAACAAGGGATGTAAACAAAAGTAAGGTATCTAAGGGTGTATCATTTACGTTACCTTGTCCGTCGATATTTCGCAATTCAATACAGGAATTTATTTTACCACATTTATTAGATTTCCCAATCCAAAATTTTAAACTGCATTTAAGCGATCCATGTGTATTATATATTGTTGAACCAACTATGCCGCATATAGATGGACACCTTGTTTATGGTAAAGAAGGCGGATATTTAATTAAAACAATACTCATACCATTGTGTATAATTAAAAATAACAATATAAATTTTTCTTTTGATAACGTAATTTTTACATTATTTCAGCAACATTTAAATTATACAGCTTCGCTAGGCGGATTAGAATTTAACAAAACTTTTTTACGTAAAAAGCAAATACAAGAATTTAAACAAACACAATTTTATGAACGTTTTATAGGAAAACATTACTTCAACAAAGCAGGCATTGAAGATTTACCTATAGAAGATAATAACGGTAATACTCTTTTGCTCAATTTACAAAACAGTTGGATCACTAAACAAAATATTGTTTTCTTTAGGAAAATGGTAGATGCATATACTGATTTTAGAGAGGAAGCATCTAAGGTCTTGCCTAATTTAGATTTGGTTCTGTTCAATTGTTTGCACGGACTGACTATAGAAAATATCTATAATTTTAAAGATGGAGAGTTTTTAGTCCAAAATCCATATCAAACACATTGTAGTGGTGATTTTAAGGACTTTGATGCGAAATTATGTCTTAGATTAAACCTTTATATTAATAAAAAATGAAAAATTATTGTCCTATACCATTTTTTAATCTAGAAGTGCAAGGAAATAATGCGCGATTATGTTGTGTATCAGGGGATACCTATGAAAATAAAGAAGAGTCTTGGGTAGCTTTTTGGAATTCTAAAAAAATGAACAGTCTAAGACAACAAATGTTATTACCTAATGCTAAACCACCACAAAATTGTAGTTTTTGTTTTGCACAAGAATCTAATAATATAAGAAGCCTTAGACAAGATACAATTAACTCAAAAGGTGTAATTAAAATTCCAAGAAGATTTCCGTCCGAATTACAATTAAAACTTAGCACTACATGTAATTTGAAATGTATTATGTGTTCCGCTCATTTTAGTAGTAAATGGAATGAAGATGTTGACGCTTTTAGCAGATATCAAAAAAATGCTGTATATTATCCTGAAGAAAAATTAGATTTAATTGCAGTAAAAAAAATATTCGATGATTTTATTGCATATAATAAGAATACTGCAAAAAAAATTACATTGTATGGAGGCGAACCGTTGATACATAGGGATTTTTTTAATTATGTCAATACAAAATCAAAAGAGCTGCAAACAATACAGCTACATATCTTTACAAATGGTACAATCTTTAATAAAACACTAGAAATGGTTTTACCTAAATTTAAACGCAGTGTTATTAATCTTAGTATAGATGGCACAAATGATGTATTTAATTTTGTAAGATATCCTGCGAAATGGGATAAAGTAACAAAAATAATTGATAAATTTAATGAGTTGGCTACTAATTATAAAACAATAGAGCTTAACTTAGTTTATACGATTAGTTCATTTAGTGCGTTAGGTTTGAAAGATTTTATATCATGGGCCGAAACATTGGGGATCTATTATAATTTTAGATATGCAATAACAGATAGCTATGCAACAGGAGTTAATAAATCTAACAGCTATGTACATCCAGCTATACTAGATAAAAATTTGAAGCAAAAAATCTTAAATGACGTTAAAAATTTGATGAATAATGCTGATTATCATACCTTATCAAATGTCTTCTCACAAGAAGACTTCATTGGTGAACATTACAAAAACACATTTTTTGATTATTGTGATCTAGTGAAAGAGAAAAGAAAGGTAGACTTCAAAGCTATTATAGATAATTATTATGCATGAAAATAAAACTAAAATTTTTTTGCAAGATTTTATAAAGTTTGATTTTGAAAATATAATTAGCAAATATAGTGACGGTTGCATACCTATTATAAACAATAGTAACCATAGCGAATTTGATTTAAATAACAGTCATTATCCAATTGCAACACAGGATTTGATACAAGATTATTTTTCGGATTTTAAAAATTTATTTTCTATTTTAAAATTGCCATTAAACGTAAAATATAATGCATATCTAAAAAAGGTTAAAGAAGGAGGACACCCTCCGCATACTGACAGTGATAACGGGCTAAGTAAACATGGAAAAGTAATTACAAGATTTAACATATGTTGTTCAGATGGTAATGATACAATTTATTATAATAAAAATTTACCTACAAATGATTTCTACATTAAAAAAACACATAATATGTTTCATCTTGTAGATATTGATAAGCTGGTCAGTATTCCTATTTTGTATAGTATAGAAAACAATACAAGAGAATATACAAAGCCTGACTTAGACTTAGGTTTAGACGGACATGTTGGTAACGATAAAGAACTAGCTGGTCTAAAAACTTATAAAATTCTACCTTTTATCCATGGAAGTTGTCATGTATTTCCTTGTAATAATTTACATGGATCATACCATCATAAAGAGAAACTTTATAAATACATGTTAACAGGTGTGCTTTACTTAGAAAGGTAATTTATGGAAGCTGTTTTATATAGTGGACCAAACGATGAAAATGAACAAGAATTAGTCACTATACTGCAACAAGCCAATATTATAGTAAATCAAAGACGGATTACTGATTTGAATGATGAGAATTTACAGTTGCTCAAAAATGTAATAACAAAAAATTTATTAAGCGATGAAATTGTGATTATTGTTGCAAGGAGTGTATGAAAGCGATTGTAAATTTACCTTTACATCCAGTTGAATACTTTCCAATAAATTTCCTAATCCATGCTAATTATTTTAATGATGATATATATCTTTTTGACCTAAACTGGCAACTCAATAAAATTATAGAATTAGGTGGTAAAAAAATATATCCACCACCTAAAAATAGAAATCTATCCTTAAGAAAAAATGAATCTTTTTTACACAATAAAAACGCTGCATGTGAATTGAAAAAATATTTAAGTGATGAAGATAGTTTTTTAACCCTACTACAAGGAGCTACTGAATGCCTTGTAGATTATGAAGAAATTTTCTTAGTGAGAAATGAAGATCAATTATCACAAATTTTTTTAGAAAAATTCGCAATTTTATATCCGGAAATGCAATTTAAAATATTAAATGATTTTCCAGTCACACCATTAAAAAAATTAAGTTTCTTTAATTTAGACCTAAGTAAATATTGGTATCACAATAGAGTATGCCAGATTACGTCAAAAAATAAATCCTACATTGACGTAATTACAAGTACCAAGAAATTCGATGCTATAGAATTTGTAAATCTAAATGATGTTACCAACGTTGATAATACAATTTTAACCGGATCTTATCTAACGCTTAAATCAGATATTGATAAAAGATTAGACTATGCAACATTACAATTAACATCAAATGATATCGAAACAAAATTAAATTTTATAGAAGATTTTTTTCTATTATGTAGAAGAAATAGAATAAAATTAACTTTACATTTAACTATCGACAAAAACTCACTAGGAGGTGAAAAAGATTTTTTTAAGCTCTGTAAAAAATTTAATATAAGAGAAATTAGTCAATTCGATGCAAAAGGTTGTTTTGAAAAATCTTTAAAGGTTAATAATGTAAGTTTTAGTAAAGATTTATTTTATGATTTTTTAAAAAAATTAAAAAAACAAAAACTGTTAACTCACGATGTTAAGGTAATTTATGAACTCTACACAAAAACAAAAGGCTAACTTTTATAAGCCAATAGTGCTAAAAGATTTATTTGCTGATTACGTTATTGACAAAAGCAAATTTCCAATCCTAAACAAAAATGAGGGTGATGAAATAGGTGCTATGTTTGATATAACATTACGATTTAGAGCTGATAAAAAAGTTAACAATGCTTTATGTGAATACCTTAAATTAAATAGAATAGAAAAGGTGCTTGGACGGCATAGGACAATAGGATCTTCACTTAATTTCCACACAGATGGCCACGCATTAGGTGTCAACTATTCTTTGCACACAAGTAAAACATTTATTTATGATTGTAAAGGCAAATTAAATTTATTAGCTAGTTCTGCACAAGACGAAAACTATTTGATATTCTTAAATTATTTTCTAGGCGAAAATATTGAATGGAGCAAGATTAATCAAGGAAAATTTTACAATGGTATTACTAATGAATCATGCAAAGTAATAAAAACTTATCTACCAGTAGAAAATAAAAATTCAATTACAGGATATATAAATAAGCTAACCAGGAAAAGCTATACACTAAATGCAGAAACTTATAATCTAATATTACAGGATTTCCAATCAATGCTGAATTATTCTGTAAATGATGCTCTGTTGTTTAATCCAACACAATATCATGCTAGTGGTGAATTGTTAACAGGAAAAAATGTCTTCAGAAACTTTGTCGAATTTTTCATATACTGAAATTAAAAATTATAGAAATTTCATTAAAAATAAATCTAAGGATTTTAATCTAAGTCTTGATAATTTTCTAGATCAAAAAGACCTTTTAGATATTTGGTATGCTGAGAGGCAAAATCATGTTGACGTTTTCGGGCGAGAACAAAGTATAAGTTCAATTAGGTCAACTGATATTAAAACAAAGTTAATGGATAAATTAGAACAATATTTAGAATTTCAACAAGATTATCATATAGACATCCATTTGTGTAAACTGGTTCAACCAACTCATACACATATAGATGGCCATTTACCTTTTTTAGATAATAAAAAATACTGCATTGCGAAAATATTTATTATTCCGTTAGCATTTGATACAGAATATGATGATACTTCATCTCTGATAACCTATTTGGTTAAATTTAAGCAGCATTATAATTATTACACAGAAGGCGGTTATGAATACACAAGGTTATTATTAAAAAATAATCTAACTTATAATTCGTATAACCTAGAAGACAAGGAATTAAATATCATAAATAAACACAATGAAAAATTTTTATACGAAGAGGATCCTACAATTTTTAATCATTTTCAAAGTCATTTTAAGAAGTTACAACTAGGCTTAGATATAGAAAAAGTTAGTAAAATGAAGTTAGGATCAATTGAATCTTTAAATCCATATCAAATTCATTGTAGTGGGGATTTTCAAAATTTTAGTTGTAAATGGGTATGTAGAATAGTTTTATATTTAAAAGTAAGTTAAACTTATGTTGCTGCATAAATTAAAAGATGATGTAAAGTTGATTAGAGAGGTTTGTAAAGGATGTGCAACGAGAAAATTTATTAGCACACTTTTTATATTATTTTTTATTCAAATATTTTTTGCTATCCTATTAGACATATACCTAAAGATATAGAGGCGGTTAACCCCTAACAACAGTTAAACAGTGCCTCGCTCAAGCGAGCTATTAGATTTAATTGCTAGGGGCTTTCTTGATAAATTAATATTTCCCGAGCTATGCTCTCGTTTCCTATTTAGGGTCTTTCAGTTACAACTTATTTATTATTACCAGTGACGAATGCATACATTCTTTCTGCTGCTGATAAAACTGACTCTACACCAGGTACTTCGGGCATCTTTACTTCTGTAACAATTTCGTCTCCGTCCTTAGAGATCTTAGTTTCCCAAGCTCCCCATTTTGCATGGTAGTCTTGCCACATTTGGTTTTGTGCCATTTCTAGCACTTTAGTCCGGATTTCATATCCATTCTTATTAGGCTTTACCACGGGCATGAAGTTCTTCATCATATCATTCATTTGGTCAAAGGTTTGGTTGGTATAATTATTTTTGGTCATGTTGTACTCCTCTGTGTGTGTAAAAAAATAATATATAACATTCTAAAACAAATGTCAAATATATTTACCAACATTACACGATAAATATCGTAAAGAGGATTTTTTATGTCATCATCGCCGATTGTAAATAGGATTAGGGTTATTCCAAGAGAAACTGATTTTCTAGAAAATAACGTAGGGTCACGTGGAGAAATTTATTTCGACAATGACAATGATTCTTTAAGATTGTACAACAAGGAAACAAAAGGCGGTTTCCTTCTTGTCAATGAAAAAATACTTGCTGATGCCTTGGATGGATTATCTACAGGCAGTTCAATATCAACGGTATTTGATCTCACTGATGTTGATCCTAATTCAGTTACGCTAGATGCAGATAATGGACAAGGAAAGGTACTCAGTTGGGATCAAACTGTTAGTGCATTTGTACCAACTGATTTACCACAACAACAAACCGCTTCAGCACAGGCAATTGTGTCAGACAATTCCCCTAGTAATCCTAGTCAAGGAGATTTATGGTGGAATTCTGCCGATGGTAAGCTTAAAATATATTATGATGATGGCCAAAGTGCCCAGTGGGTGGATGCAAATTAATAACGTCTATCTGCATTTATCAGTTCTACATAATCTGCAGCGTCATTCCAACAACTAAATCTTTTAATTATTTTTGTTTTACTTGGTGTAATAGTTTTAATAATGATATCATCTCTTGCAAATATTGCAATTGTATATACATAGCCCCAACTGTTTCGATTGGGGCCAAGTATGTTATGACCAATTTCTTTAAAAGAAAATTGATCTAGCTCCATCCGCCTTGCTCCATCTCACGACGAGCCCTACGCATTTGGCTTTTTTCAATAGCTGCAAGCAAACGTTTTCCTAATGCTCGTAGCTTATCTAACATTCCATCTATCCTCTAGAAGAGGTAGCTGTCGGCTTTCTTTTAGGGTATTAAAAGCATATTCCCAATCATGTTTATATTCTGATTTTACGAAAGTTTTTAGTTCGCGATCTCGCTCACTGGCGCTGCCATTCAACCAATCAAAAATTGATGTTACAATGTTCATTTGTGTCTCCTTCTATGTGTGTAAATGTTTGTGTGTAACTGTGCAAATGCACAAAACTATTTATCATTATAAATTATCTGTAATAAAAAATCAACATAAATATTTTGTTATGGAAGATAATGATATTGACCGTACGATATGGAACAGAGAAAATCCTGCTACATTATACTGCGGTAGACCAATAGTAATTACAGTTAGTCTAGGGTGTGCAGAAGAACAGCTTGCTGAATTTTGCGAACTTGAACTACCTGCTAGAGCGACTTGTGTCGTGCTTGCCCATTCCGCACTTAACGATCTACCTGATACAATCTTTGTAAGTTATCAAACTGATCAAGAACTTGCAGGATGGTTTAAGGCCTGTGATTTTTTTGTAAGTATCTGTAACAACAATGAACATAAATTGCTTGCAAAAGAAGCCGAAGCTTGCGGTGCCAAGATCGCAGATATATCTAATCAAAACATCCTTGATATATTATTAGGTTGACGTAAATAACTTTTTACAGTAACATAATAATTTAACCTTAATCTAAAGAATAATGAAACTAATCGCAGGAAATTCAAATCAGCCTCTTGCAAACGCAATTGCAGAGCATAGTTTTAGTACACTTGTACCGGCTAAGATTGACAGGTTTTCAGACGGAGAAACTTCTGTAGAATTCTTAGAAAATATCCGAGGAGAAGATGTTTTTATAATCCAATCTACCAGCACTCCGGTCAACGATAACCTAATGGAACTCATGGTTATGATTGATGCAGCTAAACGTAGTTCTGCACAACGTATTACAGCAGTCATTCCATATTTTGGATATGCTAGACAAGATCGTAAGAGTGCAAGCCGCACACCGATTACAGCAAAACTAGTTGCTGACCTACTTACGACAGCAGGTGCCGATCGTGTACTGACTATGGATTTACACGCCGGACAGATACAAGGGTTCTTTGACATTCCTGTTGATGATCTTACTAGCAGGATTATCTTTGCAAGAGATATTAAGGAACATCAAAAAGACAGTAGTGAATATGTGTTTGTAAGTCCAGATGCAGGTGGTGCTGTCCGTGCTCGTAAGTTTGCAGACGCATTCCATGGTAACATTGCTATTGTTGACAAGCGTAGACCTGCAGCAGGTAAGAGTGAAGTAATGCATTTAATAGGAGATGTGGAAGGTCGACATGCTATCCTAGTAGATGATATCGTAGACAGTGGAGGTACATTATGCAATGCTGCAAAAGCCATTATGGATGCAGGTGCAATTGATGTAAAGGCCTACATTACACATGGTGTATTAAGTCGTAGTGCCTGTATTAGGGTAAGAGAGAGCGTTTTAACTGAGCTAGTTATCACTGATACGATTGCAGATCACTGTGAAGATGGTTGTAGGGTAAGGCAAGTAAGTGTAGCTAATTTGTTTGGAGAAGCTATACGTCGTGTAACCAATGAAGAATCTATTAGTAGCCTCTTTGTGTAACATTTTAAAATAAATACAATAAGAGGATACGTGTATGCGAAAACAAACTAGATCTATATTGCAAGAATTGAATCATCTTGCTTTGAATAAAAATAATGATTTAATCATTGATTCAACAGCTAATAATATTATTAATAGTTCTATAAATTTAATTAATTTAATTTATGAAAATTATTCGCCTGCAGAAGCTGCTGAATTAGAAAAAAGATTTATCAACAGTATCCGCTCAGCTGATCCAAAAAAATTTAAAAGAGGAATACAACGTATTATTGAGAATAAAAGGAAACTTTAATGCTTCTAAAAGAAGGTGGTAATGTATTTAAAAATCCAGATAAATCACTAGCCACCAAAAGGATAGATAGGGTTGATGTTGAAACTACACTTGCTTGGCTAGAAAAAATTACAGGATTGCCACATAATGATTTTAAGTTAGGTAGTACTGGCGTAGCAGACACTTCAGGTGATCTAGATGTTGCTGTCAACATAGATGATGTATCAAAAGATGAAATGGTACAAAAATTATCTGCTTGGTGTAAACAAAATGGAAAAAATCCAAAAGAATGGATTGCCAAGTCCGGCATCAATGTACACTTTAAAACACCAATAAACGGCGATGAGTCACTAGGATTTGTGCAAACGGATTTAATGTTTGGAAATCCTGAATGGTTAAAATGGAGTATGCGTGGTGAACCTGGTGGCAGCCAATACAAAGGTAAACATAGGCATTTACTTTTAGCTAGTATTGCTAAAGCACAAGGAATGAAATGGAGTTACCTGCGAGGATTAATTGATAGGGCAACTGACGATGTTATTTCAGATCAACCCGATGAGATAGCAAAAATGTTACTTGGTAAAAATAACGATGCGAAAAGTTTAGAAACTGTTACCAGTATATATGATGCTATCAGAGGAAGAAGCGATCTAGAACAAATTACTGCAGATGCTCGTACTGCATTTGAAAGAGACAGACTCACACTACCAGAAGGCACGGAGATCCGGCGTATCAGGGAGCTAGCCGGAATATGAGATTTTTTGAATTTTATCAGTCCAACTCAATACCATTGATGGAAGGAGCACGGATCCAGCATGCTGAAGATATAGTCTTCTGGGAAGGAAGTAAAGGTGCTAAACGGGCAATAGAGGCTTTAAAAAATCTCGAACAAGGTGGACATACCGACGTAACTGTAAAGTGGGATGGGTCTCCTGCTATTATTTTTGGAAGGAATGAACAAGGCGAATTTGTTTTGACTGATAAAAGTGGTTTTAGTGCAAAAGGTTATGACGGAAAGAGTACCAGTTCTAAAGATTTAGAAAAAATGATTTTAAATAGGAAATTAAGTAAAGGTATAGAACCTGAAGATTCCTACAGACTGTTTGCCGGTAACATGCGGGATATCTTTGACGAGTATGAAAAGGCCACTCCACGAAACCATGTAGGGTACTTTAAAGGCGATTTGCTTTACTACAACACTCCATTACTTAACAAAGGTAATTTTACTTTCAAACCAAATATAGTAACTTATACAGTTGATGCAAAGAGTGTACTTGGAATGCAAATTGCTAAAAGTAAATCTGCTGTAGTGATTCATAATGAAATTGATATTAATGGAAACGAAACTAGTTTAAAGATAGATCCTGTAACATTCTTCAAAGGTCATGAAGTTTTAGTCGTACCACCTGTTACGATACAAGAGGCACCACAAGTAAACGATAATGAAATAAAAAATTTACAAGCCTTGACTAGCAAAAATGCGGCTGCAATTGATAAACTGTTAAATAAAAATACACTAACAGCAATGAAAATTACAGATTTTCCTAGCATTCTATATACATATGTAAACAGTAAAGTTGATACAGGCATGGAAAATTTAGGTACAGATTTCCTTGAATGGTTATCTACTAGTAAAGTTAGTCAAAATAAAAAAGGTAAAATAGCAGAGTATATTGGCAAGCAACAAGCAGGCTTTGCAGCTATTTGGCAAATTGTCGCAGGTATACAAAATGTAAAACACGATATTATAAATCAGTTAGAAGCACAAGATGTACCTGTAAAAGCTTATATAAATGATAATCCAGGCGGAGAAGGCTTTGTAATGGCTCATCCAGAAGGTGCAATAAAGTTAGTAGATAGAGGTGGATTCACAGCCGCAAATAGAGCAGTAGAAAGATAGTATGGATTTCCTTAAAGATTTAAACGAAGGTCGAATGACTCGTGATGAAAGCAATCAAAAAACTTTGACATATAATGATTGCTGCGAAAAGTTCTATCTAATTATGTTAATATTAGAAATGATGCGGGAAATGCCCTACAGCACACACTTTGTACAAAATTATTGTAGGCGCACAAAATATGATAATTTTAAACATTTTAAGATAAGCGGCACTGATGCTTACAATTTCCTATATTTTTTAAATGGCGACGAACATGCATTAGGAAAATTAAAAGATCTCGAAGCTGCACAAAGAGCCCAGGCTTCGACCGCATTACCATTACCAGATGTAATAGATTACTTTGCAAAAGTTTCAAATGGTAATAGGCCCTTTATGGTCCAACAAATGTTTATAAGGTTAGAGAATGGCCTTCATATAAACAACAGCGATTACAAAGAAATTAGGAGAAGCGTTGGCAAGCTTAACAAGCAGGATAAACGTAGGCAAAAAGCCATTGCTACCAGATTGTTATTTGCAGCACGAGCAAAATTACGTAACAGTGATATAATAGAAGACTTTGAAAAATTAATTAATCACTTTGATTTAGAAAGTCAATGGCAAGCTGATCCTGAACCAACCGTTAGTAAGCCTGATGTTGTTACAACTAGTCAAGACTTGACCTATTATCGCTTATTAGCAAAGCCAGAAAATTTAATATTAATCAAAAATTTCCTACAAAACACAAGAGAAGGTAAGGCAATACCCAGTAATATGGTTAGGGCTTACTCTCCTGTAGTTGAAATAATGGATGACATTGTAACAGCAGGACCTACTTATATAAACATGCTTAAATCTTTACAAAAAAGAGCTAAAAAACAGCGTAACAAAAAGTTTTGATTCACAGATGATAAATAAGTTTAGAAGCCTTATAGGCATAAGGCATATGAATTAAAAGGAGAAAAAAATGCCAAGTTTAGTAGGAACGGATATTGCCGCAAATTATTTAAAGCACCAAGGTAGTCAATCAGGTGTAGGTAAAGAGTATATTGTTAGCGTAACTAAAGCATCTTTGACTGATGCTGAGTTAGGCGCTGTTATCAACAATATTACATTACCAGGTGGTGAAGATGGTACATTACCTGCCAACACAGGTGATGCATTCACAATCGGTGGCGTAGGTACAGTAGATGGAGCTGCAATTTGGACAGCTGGTACATCACCAGCTATGCTTCGTGTACAAGGTAACGGAACATTTGATGCAACTGACGCAGCAGGAACCACTGGTGCAACAGTAGCAATAGTAGCAGTCTTTGAACCAGCTAGATAATTTATTCTAATATAAATTAATTTGAAAAGCACCATTTTTACATGGTGCTTTTTTTTTGACCTGTAAATAACTGCATGAGACTACAAATTATTACTCTTGTTGACGTCACCGAGACAAGAGAAAAAAGAGACGGTGACACAAAAAAATATTCACAGCAAGCAAACCTTAACACTTTATTTAACACTGCAACTCTAAGGACTAATCTACGACCAGTGTCTATTGAACAAAAACACGGGGGTATTGCACAGTTGGCTTTAGGAAAAAAATATAAAGATAGACAAAAATATTGGATTGTAACATTAGAGTCAGAAAGAGCCGAGTTTGGTGTTGATGAGATCATGCTGCAAAATGATTTTAATCTTGTACCAATAACAACTGGCTTAAATGAAAGCGTAGAATTTCCAGAAAATGTATTTGAAAGTAAAAATGAAGATTACAAAAATGTAAGTTTTATCTTTATAGATAATAATTAAAAAAACAAAATAAATACAAATGTAATATATTTTTTGGAGAAGGTATTGTCTGCAACAGAAATCGAAAAGCAGCATCTAGAAGCGCATGTAGAATTATGTCAAGAAAGATATCAACAACTTGATAAACGATTGTCTGTAATCGAAGATAAAGTTGAACGTGTTCATAATGACATCCTTGCAGGAAACAAGGCAATGATAAAGGTTTTTATTGGAGCTGCAGCCACCATCATTGTAGGTTTCTTATCTACAGTAGTGGTTATACTGGATAAGATAAGCTAATGTTAGTTAACGAAATACTAGGTGAAAAGCAGGTTTGGGCAAGATCAGGACAATCTGTTGTCCGTAAATATCGTTGTTCAGGCGGGCGTAGGAATGGTCGTATAGTTAGCAATCCTGCACAATGCTTTGCACCTATTGATGTTAAAAAAAGAATAACGTTAAAAAAGACAAAAGCTAGATTAGGCTCGAAGCTAGCTAGGAAAGCAAAAAAAACAAAACGTGTAAACCCAGCGTCTAAAAGGGTACAAAGCATGAATAAAAGGAATAACTAATGAAAGTAGCTGATATACTAGGAGAGCAAACTTTACAAGTAGTAGCAGATGACCCAAAGCAAACCACGCTGGTAGACCCAAAAACAAAGATACAAACTCTGATACCTAAGGATCCAAATAAGCCAGGAATGATTACAAAAGATCCTACCAGTAACAAGTTTGTAGTAAATACGCAACAATCTGGAGAAGTTGACCAAACAATCAAACCAGGCGAACAGGTAGAAGTAGCAGCAATGGAAAAAGCAGTATCACGAAAACAACAGCGATTTATGGGTATGGTACATGCTGCACAAAAAGGAGAGCAACCAGCATCAGGTGAAGTAGCAAAAGTTGCAAGCAACATGAAAAAGAAAGATGCAAAAGATTTTGCTAGCACTAAGCACAAAGGATTACCTGAAGAAAAATGAAAGTAAATGAATTATTAGGAGATTTTGGTATCTATACTAGTAGTGAAGAACAAACACTGTTAGATAAATTAGATACAAAACCAAAACGCTATAAAGATCTAGAAGAGCATGATCAATTTATAGCGGATTCTTTAATACGTAAAAGTTTAGTGACAAAAATTAACAATCAGTCAGATGTTTATATAAGGAAAAATGAACAAAAATAAAATTTTACAACAATTAGAACTTTTATTCCAAAATGAAATCCTTACGTCTATTCCACAAGTAAAAGATAATCAAATTCAAATTAAAGACTGGATTATAAATTATAAAAATAATTTATATTACATTACTAAAAACAATACATGTATTGCAACCACCTACACAAAAGCCGCTGCCCTAGCCATAGTAAAAGCAAAATTAAAAAATGATAAGAATGAAAAATATATACTTGAATTGGATAAGACAATTGAAAAAAATCAAAATGATTGTACTTTTTATAAACATACAATAGCAACCGTAAAAAATAAAAATAAAAGATTTTCTACAATGACAAGGCTAGAAATTGCTGATCAAATATTACAAAGTTCAAAAAAAGAATTACAAGGATTGATATTACATTAAATGATAAATAAATGTAAAGTTTAATTAGGATTATTCATATGAAGTTACGAGAAATTTCTAAACCAACCACAGTTAAGTCACTTAACGAAAATCTAGCCAAAATGTTTAACACCACTATTGACGTTGACACATTTACACTTGAACAATTACAAGATGCTAGGAATAAATTACGAACAACATTAAGCCAAATCGAAACTAATGAGAGCTTCGACGCACCTGCCAAGAATGCTTCTTACCAAAAAAATAAAATGTTTTTAGATGTGCTAAATCAAGCTATTGAAGAGAGAAACATTCAAGAAGCAAAAAAAGTAGATCAAGATGGCGATGGGAAAAATGATTTTGATGATGTTAGGATAGCTAGAATGGTAGCCTCTGGCATGAGCAAACCTGAAGCTATTGCAAAAGTCAAAGGTAAAAAGAAAGCAGATGAATCTATAGTTAGAGAAGGTGAAGAAGATAAAGCAGAATTAGTAATGGCTGCTAAAGATATGGTTGATCGCATTACAGCATGGATGGAAGATACTGCAGAAATGCAAACAGAATCTATGCTAGAACTAGGTGATGCTATCCGCGACGAATTGGGCCAAGAACAATCACAAACATTTATCGATTCTGTAAAACCAGCACTTGAGGCACTATATCAAGCACTTGAAAGTACAAGAGGCACATTAACACAAGGTGTAACCATGTTAACAGGCGAAGAAATGCCTGCTCCAATGGGTGCAGAACCAGGAATGGAAGAACCAGGAATGGAAGAACCAGGAATGGAGCCTACTGTTGATGCTGAAGCAGAGATGGGCGACGAGTTTGCTACAGCTGAACCAGCCGCAGGCGGAATGGAAGAAACAGGCAGAGAACAAAGAGAATCAATTCGTAGAGAATTCCTAAAAGCTAGAATTATTGAAAGACAAAATTTATCAAGATCTCTAGGCCAAATCCTTAGCTCAAAAAAAAACTAAGTATTACTGAAGACTTGGACCATACTGCAAAGTTAGTCCAAGTCCTTCGCACAGTAATTGCAACAGCCGATAAAGATAATGTTGCATTATTCCTACACTTTAATACTCCTCCAAAAAAAGAAGATATGAAACAAGATGCAATGAATCTTGACCTTAATAAACTTATGCAAAATGTCGAAGGAGAACAATTCGATTATGGTAGTTTTAAGGCTGCATATGACACTGATCCTAGAATTAAAACAATGGTAAACAATTTTAATGAAACAGGAATTGAACCCAAAACGGCTAACACCATTGAAGATCAACCTGAACAAGGAGATGCTGGAGGGGACGAAGTTGCACAAATGGCAAAATCAGCAACAGATTTAGGAGACCAGTTGACATAAACTTAAATTAACGTTATAATTAAAAATTAAAAGGTTTTATGACTGAAAGAACAAATAAAGAAATAGTTACCGCAATAAAAGAAGCATTAGAAGATTATGTACAACCAGCAGTAGCAGAACATGGCGGACATATAGACTTTGTAAGCTTTGACAATGGCACTGTTGAATTAATGCTTAGTGGAGCATGCAGTGGTTGTGCAGGCAGCATGTACACATTGAAGCAGGGTGTAGAAGGCATGTTAATGCATTTTGTACCCGAAGTTACTAATATTCTTGCTCAAGATGATCCAAACAGCTCTGTTGATCCTTTCTATCAACACGATCCATTTATGTATCAAGATTATTATTTTAATGAAGAGGATGATGAGCCTCTTAGTTAAAAAGTATAATTATACACCAATCTCACGCAAACAAGTAAACGGCAAACGATTATATCTAACACCAGATGGTAATGCTGTAGCAAGTGTAACAACAATCTTAAACTCAACAAAAGACAATACACATTTAATTAAATGGCGACAACGTGTAGGAGAAGAAAAAGCACTAGAAATTACAAATGAAGCTGCAGGCATTGGCACTAGGATGCACAAATATCTTGAAAATTACATCGAAAGTAGTGTCTGGCCTAAGGCAGGTTCTAATCCTTACGCACAACAGGCGCATAAAATGGCCGATGTAATAAGAGAAAAAGCCTTAAATGATGTCGAAATTTGGGGTAGCGAAGTTGCGTTGTATATGCCATCTATGTATGCAGGTACAACTGATTTAGTTGGTACATATAAAAATAATCCTGCTATTATGGACTTTAAACAAACAAATAAACCAAAAAAAATAGAATGGATAGAAGATTATTTTTTACAGCTAGTTGCATATGCAGAAGCACATAATGAAATTTATGGTACTGACATACGCGAAGGCCATATCTTTATGTGCAGTAGAGAGGGGGAGTATCAACAATTTGACATTTGGCCACATGAATATAAAGAATGGAGGAACGAATGGTACAACAGAGTTTATCAATATTATAAAAAATTTTCATAAGACTATACATTGGAATCGCTAAATACATAATAAAAGCGTAGGAGAAACACGTGGCCGTTGTACAAATTTCAAGAATACAAATCAGAAGAGGACAAAAAAATCAAGGAGAAGGACTTCCGCAGCTTGCAAGTGGAGAATTAGCATGGGCAATTGATTCACAAGAACTGTATATAGGTAACGGAAGTGTAATAGAAGGCGCTCCGGCTGTAGGTAACACAAAAATACTGACTCAAAGTGATGATCTTTTTAGTCTTGCTGATACCTATTCCTATAAAAAGGATTTCCCATATATAGAAACAGGATCTAGTAGCACAAATCCTTTTCGACGTACATTACAAGATAGATTAGATGATACTGTAAGCATTAGATCGTTTGGCGCCACTGGAGACGCTAATCAAGATGCAACAGATATAATACAAAAAGCTATTGACATGCTTTTTATTAACCCTTCAACTGTTGGAAATGAACAAAGCAGAGTTATATTAACATTTGAACCGGGTGTTTATAAAGTTAATCGAACAATTTACATACCTCCTTATGCTACAATAGTTGGGGCAGGGAAAGAAAAAACCATCATTAGTAGCACGGCAAGCACTATTATTAGAACTGTCAATGGTAGCAGTATACCCGGTAGTCCTGCATTAGATGACAATGATCCTAATTCAGCTACCACTTCAGGTAATCAACCAAGAGTGATCCAAATAAAAAGCTTAACTTTATCTTGCGATCAAGCAGGAATAGGGATTCATTTAGCAAGTTGTAGAGATAGTCTTTTTGAAGATATAGATATTATAGGTAATTGGAATTTTGGAACGCAAATAAGCGAAGTCGACCCTTTTATAGACCCTACTGACACTGGTATATTTTTTGATTCTCTAAGCAGAAGTATTAAAACACAAAATAATAATTTTTCTCGCTGTAAAGTTGCTAATTGGTCGCATGGTGTAATATTAAATAATAACTCTTCAAATAATAATCTAGAAAAAATGTCATTCATCCAATTAGGAGAAGGTATTAATATAGGAACACAAGTCCAAAATGATGCTAATTTACTAGTAGAAACACCTGATAACAATTTGATCGACAATTCTTATTTTTATGATATCCATGATAGAGCTATAAATTTAAAAAATGGAAAAGGTAATCACAGCCATAATAATTTTTTTAGAAATGTAGGCAATTCAGGAAGTAACGAATTAGATTCTACGTCATCAATAATTCATTTTGAGTATAGTGGAAATGAAAGCAAAAATGATTATTTTTATAGAACTGTACAACTAGCAAAAAGTAATTTTAATTCTGTAGATGTACCGTATACAGAAGAAATATCAGGATCTGTTGCGTATACTGGATTTTTAGATAATGTTGTTATTCCTGCAAGTACCGAGCCTACCAATATTTTAAAATTGCCGGGACAAAGTAATCAAAGCTACATTCTAGAATATTTGATGCACAACAGTAACGCTGGCTATACAAGGTCAGGTACATTGATCATAACTTGTGATGTAACACTTGGTAGAAAAGTAGATATTATAGATGATTATACGTTTTTAGGAGATACAAATTTTGATATTGGAGACAACTATCTTACGTATGATATCACGTTTTCAGCAGAATATGTCAATGACGGATCAGAATTAAATCCAAAATATAGCATTTATTTAAAAACTCTTACTGGCAATCAAATAAGTGGAACAACTTATTTAAGGTATAAACTAAACACTAATCGCTACTTATATCATAGCTAATGTTTAGTAATAACGACTACGAAACTAGGGTAGCCGAATGGGTAAAATGCAGACGATTAATAGAATTATCTAAGAGTCCAATAGACTTTGCAATCTCTGTGTACGAAAATGTAGAGCAAAACAGTTTACAATATGATCCTTGGGATAAAAAATCATGGCCTACTCCGTGGGAATTAATTTATGCAAATAAATATTGTGCGTTTACAAGAATTTTAGGCATCATTTATTCATTAAAATTAACAAAAATGTTCAGTCATAGCCAATTTTTTTTATTAATTTGTCAAAACACTGTAACAGGTAACATCGATTTTGCATTTGAACTAGATAAAAAGTGCTACTTATATAATAGTAATCATGAAATTTTAACAAAAATATCTGTAGAATAGAAAATATAAATAAAATCAATAAAAAGGACTTATATGAATAACCCTATCAATATTATTAAACGTAAAGGACACAAAGAACATTTAAATATTGATAAGATACATAAGGTTGTTGAATTCGCATGTGAAGGTCTTGCAGGAGTCAGTAGCAGTCAAATAGAAATGAATGCTAATTTACAATTTTATGATGGAATGACCACAAAAGAAATACAAGACATTTTAATACGCAGTGCAGATGATCTAATATCATTAGATCACCCTAATTATCAATATGCAGCAGCCAGATTATTGCTTTATGGAATGTACAAAGAATTGTTTGGTTCTTATGATGTTATTCCTTTATATGACATTGTAAAAAATAATGTAGAGAGAGGTGTTTATGACAAGGATATCTTACTTTTTTATACAGAGGAAGAGTTTAACAAATTAAATTCTTATATTAATCATAAAAGAGATGAAAATTTTACATACGCAGGTTTACGTCAAATTGCTGACAAGTATCTCTGTCAAGATCGTTCAACGGGTATTATTTTTGAATCTCCACAATATATGTACATTTTAATCTCTGCGACCCTTTTTGCAAAATATCCACCAGAGATAAGGATGCACTATATAAAACGTTATTACGATGCGCTGTCATTATTTAAAATTAACATTCCTACTCCAGTTATGGCCGGTGTGAGAACGCCAGTTCGACAATTTGCAAGTTGTGTGCTTGTTGATAGTGACGATACACTCGACAGTATTTTTTCTAGTGATATGGCAATTGGAAAGTATATTGCACAACGTGCAGGCATTGGGATTAACGCTGGAAGGATTCGGGGCGTGAACAGTAAAATTAGAGGTGGTGAGGTTGCCCATACTGGTGTAGTGCCGTTTCTAAAAAAGTTTGAGGCTACTGTTAGATGCTGCACACAAAATGGTGTACGTGGTGGTAGTGCCACTGTGCATTTTCCTTTATGGCACCAAGAAATTGAAGACATCCTTGTTCTAAAAAATAATAAAGGCACAGAAGACAACAGAGTTAGGAAGCTAGATTATTCTATCCAACTTAATAAAACAATGTATGAAAGACTATTAGCAGGAGAACATATTACATTGTTTTCTCCGCACGATGTACCAGATCTTTATGATGCGTTTTTTAACGATGCAGATCAATTCAAAGAACTTTATGAAAAGTACGAGAGGGCAACTAGTATTAAAAAGAAAAAGATTGATGCGATGGATCTGTTTAGTGCGCTGATTAAAGAAAGGGCAGAAACTGGTAGAATTTATATAATGAATGTAGATCATTGCAACACCCACAGCAGTTTTACCGACACTGTCTACATGTCGAATCTATGCCAGGAGATTACACTACCTACTAAACCACTGCAGCATATTGATGATCGCGACGGAGAGATTGCCTTATGTATTTTGAGTGCAATCAACGTTGGTATTGTGAAAGATCTTGGCGATTTAGAGGATTTGTGCGATTTGGCAGTTAGAGGCTTAGAAGAAATTATTGACTATCAAAAATATCCGGTACAAGCAGCAGAAATTGGAACAAGGGCTCGCAGGTCACTAGGTATAGGCTATATTGGGCTTGCACATTACCTAGCAAAAAATAAAGTAACTTATAGCGATCCGCAGGCTGCTGTTTTAGTACATGAGTTAACTGAAGCATTCCAATACTATCTTTTAAAAGCTAGCAATAGGATTGCACAAGAAAAAGGTGTGTGCGATGGCTATAAGAAAACAAAATATGCAAAAGGAATACTACCAATTGACACCTATAAAAATGATGTAGATACTATTGTTCCTAATGAACTGAAAATGGATTGGGATGATTTACGAAAACAAATAGAAATATGGGGGTTACGGCACAGTACATTATCTGCACAAATGCCAAGCGAAAGCAGCTCAGTCGTATCAAATGCAACAAATGGTATTGAACCTCCAAGAGGCTTCCTATCAGTTAAGAAAAGTAAAAAAGGGCCCCTAAAACAAATAGTTCCACAATATCAAAGTCTAAAAGGATATTACACACTGTTGTGGGATATGCCAGACAACCAAGGCTACATAAATATCGTAGCGGTGATGCAAAAATTCTTTGATCAGGCAATCAGTGGAAATTGGAGTTATAATCCTACCCACTATCCAAACAACGAAGTGCCAATGAGCGTAATGATTAAAGATTTAATTACAACTTACAAGCTCGGATGGAAAACAAGTTATTATCAAAATACATATGATTTTAAAATTGATCCAAATGATGTTGAAGAAAAAATAGAAGAACCAATAGCTCCTACGACTACGGTACCAGACGAGGAGTGTGAGGCATGTGCAATTTGAAAGGAAAAAAATGAAAACTGTTTTTAATAGAGATAAAGTCGATTTTAGCAAGCAACATATGTTTTTTGGTGCTGATCAAAATGTCCAAAGGTATGATACTTTTAAGTTTCCTCAATTTGATAAATTGAATCAAACAATGCTTGGTTATTTTTGGAGACCAGAAGAAGTAAGTCTCCAAAAAGATAGGGCCGATTACCAAAATTTTCGTCCTGAGCAAAAACATATTTTTACTGCTAATCTTAAATATCAAACTTTACTTGACAGCGTACAGGGCAGGGGCCCTTGCCTAGCTTTCCTTCCATATGTGTCACTGCCTGAATTAGAAGGATGTATTGTTACATGGGATTTCTTTGAAACTATCCACAGTCGATCTTACACACATATTATGAAAAACGTGTATGCAAATCCAGAGGAAGTATTTGATACAATACTAGACGACGAAATGATTATTAATCGTGCAAACAGTGTCACAAAGTACTACGATGAATTTATGAAACTTGCACAACAATATACACACGATCGGTCAATTGATAAAAAAATCCTCAACAAAAAACTTTTCCTTGCAATGATGACTGTAAATATCCTTGAGGGCCTAAGATTTTATGTTTCATTTGCATGTACGTTCGGATTTGGTGAATTAAAATTAATGGAAGGCTCTGCAAAAATTATCTCGTTAATTGCACGTGACGAAGCACAGCATTTAGCAATTAGCACACATATTTTAAAACTATGGATGCAAGGCAAAGATGATCCTGCTATGCAACAGGCAGCAAAAGAATGCGAAGAAGAAGTATATGATATTTGGCGAGAATGCGTAAACGAAGAAAAAGCATGGGCAGAATATTTATTTAAGGATGGATCGATGATTGGACTAAATAAAACGCTATTAGACCAATACGTAGAATATATTGCAAACAGGCGGTTAAAAGCACTTGGTTTTGAAACTATATTTGAACAACCAGTAAATACTAACCCTCTACCATGGACTACACATTGGTTGAGCAGTTCAGGTTTACAAGTAGCTCCTCAGGAGACAGAAGTAGAATCATATATAATCGGTGGTATTAAACAAGATGTCAACAAAGATTTATTAAAAGGATTTTCATTATGATTGAAATTTATGGAAAAAGTTCTTGTCCTAAATGTCATCAAGCAAAAGCTTTTTGTGAAACTAGAAATTTAGATTACACATACAAACAACTAGACAAAGATTTTACAAGAGAAGAAATTTTTGAATGGTTTCCAGGAGCAAAAACTTTTCCACAAATTACCATTGATGGTAAAAATGTAGGAGGATGTGATCAAATGATCACCTACGTAGAAACTATGAATTATAAAAACATTATGCATTAAGGAAAAAATGTTAATAGAAGCACCGTATGCAACAGGCGATGTTGTGTCAGTTCGACTTTCATCTGGAGAAGAAATAGTCGGAAAATTATTAGATGATAATGACAAAACAATAAAATTAAAACAACCACTATCAGCAATAATGTCTGAAAAAGGTTTAGCAATGCTACCTTTTATGCTGACCGTTGATCCAGAAAAGGATTTAACCGTAAGTAAAAACCAAATAGTAATTACTGCAAAAAGTCACAAAGAAGTTGCAGATCATTACTTACAATCAACAACAGGAATAAGTTTAGGAGTATAAAATGACATTACATGAACAAATAGTACATGCTTATACAGCATATATGGCAGAAACAGCTACATTTGATGACAAGGGCGTAAAAGCAGCCGCAGCAAGGGCAAGGAAAGCCCTAGGCGATCTAGGCAAATTAACAAAAGATCGCCGAAAAGAAATCCAAGACAAAAAGAATGCGATGTGACTTATGCCAGCAATAGCTAGAGTAGGAGATTCAGTACTACCAGGTTGTGGTCATGTAAGCACTATTGTGTCCGGTTCTGGAACGACATTTGCAGATGGTATACCTGTTGCTAGGGTAGGTGATTCAGTTGCAGGACCTTATGTCGCTACTATTACGTCAGGTTCAGGAACAACAAATGCAGACGGAATTCCTGTTGCTAGGATAGGCGACAGCACATTTGGAACTTGTCCGCTTGATCATTCGGGTGCTAAAGGTATACAACCCTTTGTAGGTAGTGGTGTAATCATATCAGGATCAGGCACATCATATGCAGCATAAAGGAAAAAATGGCACAAATTAAAATACAAAAAAGAACAAGATTCCGTAAAAGGACTAGTATAGGAAACAGCGGATATAGCCGTCCCAAGAATAAAGGAATTCGAAGGGCATGGAAAAGATATCGTGGACAAGGCAAATAAATACTTGACAAGGAGAAAATTATGTGTAATAATCCCAACTGTAAATGCGATCCGTGCAACTGCAAAGACTGTAAACCTAATTGCAAAGAGTGCGGCTGCTAGCGTAGGAGATTAAGATGCGTGACGGTAAAAACTTGGCTATTTGGTTATTGTGTATGGCTATTATATACATATTAATTTGGTCAGCAGAAATTGCTTTACACGTACCTGATCTAAACTAATAACGATGACGCTGAACAAAAGC